GGGAACTGCTGGCGGAATTCCATTTCACGCCAATTATATCATTTATTCGCGGAACGCCTTTTAAAAAGTGCGACCGAGGTATTTTTCTGTGTGCTGTAGCGGATTTGTCATAAATGGGTATAAAATCGTCTTCTGCGATGATTGTTCCAGATGTCAAATCATTTGTCGCTTGCTGTGATCCGATTGTACCTCGGACGGTTGCTGCGTCTGCATCGTCAAGTATGGTCCGGGCAAATGCAGTAATATCAGTGACTCCTGCCTGATCCTCTCCGGTAAAATATGGGAGTTTGTTTGCGTCACTTGTCACCCCTGCCAGAGCGGTGAGCGTGGCGTCTGCCGGTTGTGCTCCTACGTCTGCCGGAGTCAGTGAGATATCAGCCGAAAGGGCTTTTGAATTGACAGTTCGGGTTGTTGGGACGGCCCCTACGTCGTTTGCGTTGAGAGTTATATCTGATGAGAGGGGTTTTCCGTTGATCATTGTAGTAGCAGGTACCGCACCTATATCTGAAGATGCTAGAGCAGTATCATTAATTTTGTATTGCTGACCTGCCGGAATGTTTACCGAACCCGCATCATCAACCGTCGCCAACGAATCCTGAACTAACTTACCTGTCTCGGTATCATACCTGGCAATAGCATTATTTGTCGCTGAAGCAGGCCCCACTACATCCCCCAGCGCCTGTTCTCCGGAATCTACCCAAGTAGCAGTATCCGAATCCCAGATCCATACCGAATCAGTCGCTCCAACAATCGCCCAATCGCCATCGTTTGCCGTAGGATATGCACTTACTAATGATGCTTCAGTTGTGTACCATCCGAGGTTATGCGGGTCTCCACTTCCTCCACCGGATGACGTGCCTCGTGATACCGGTAATCGCCGACCCATTACGCTTTCACCTGCCTGACTGAATCCCCGGATACATCAGCAATAGTCAGATAATATGTTCCTCCGGTCCCGGAGTAAATGAGAGAAAGAGTTTCACCGGATGCGAACGTCACAATCTGCGGGCCAGACGGAACATTTGCAGTCAATGCCTGACCAAAATTCAATGTTTCGTACGTCGTGACCGCCCCAATCACCCGTTTTAGTTTGAGCGTGCCGCCGGTAGTTGCAGCAAAATAGATCTCAAATGCACCGCATTTTTTTAAACTTGTGTCGCCGGATATTGTTATCTCACAGAGATCTGTATTTCCTAATGGCAATGTCTCTGATTGTTTTATCACGACCAGAGGAGGCGCTAACTCTGACCGGAACGAGTAATCCATACCTCTCTCATCTTCCGGAGAGTAAATAAACAGGAAATAATATCAAAGAGAAATGAACTCGGAAAGGGGTATCACGGATTTATCAGGGCTCGGTAATTTGACCTTTCGTTTCCGAGTTCTTACTTTGTGGGTATCCTGACACTGGAATGTATCACCGCATCCGGCTGATTTCTTCCAGGATTGTTTTGGTTTTGACCGGAAATCTGCAACCCGGATGCACCAGCCGACGACAGGCATACCGGATATAGAATCATAGATCTGGTCCCAACACCGCCCACGGTTTGAACGGCGACTAAAACCCACAAGATGCATGGCCTCAGATATACAATGAGGAATCCGGTTCGGATTCATCCATTTTGGATCTATATGCGCAAGAACATATTTTTCTATCTCATCCTGGATTACCATATCCGGATGGTTCGCTTCTTCAAGATATTGGAGAACCACCGGTTCTATTCGGAGATAATCGCGGGATGATCTGGCTCGGTAACTGGCCGGGGGATAACCAATCTTTGCCATGTACATGTATGTGTTTAAAAGGGTTTATATACTCCTCATGTGAGTGCAACCCACGCAGACCCCGTATAGAAGTATGGTTTTGAATCGGTTGAGTTGTAATAGGTATCTCCTCCGATTGCTGAAGATGGATCTGATGCAAGAGACCCATGAAACTTGGGAGTCGTTACCCAGGATGAACCATCATACTCATAAAACCGTGTTTCTGAAGAGTTGTAATACCGGTCCCCTGCTGAAGGACTATCCGGAGCGGTTGCAGAGGAACCACGCCAACGGGTATAATCCCCATCGTGGTTATGATCAGATGCTGCCCGACTCGTATCAGTCGGATGAATATGATCATCCCGAGAATATTTCTCCGAAGTACCTGGATCAGCAGTCCCGTCCATCCCAGGATCTGCATCACTTGCCTGACCTAATACAAAAGCAGTCGTTGCTATCTGAGTAGTATCGGTATCTGCTGCAGCGGTAGGAGCTGCAGGTGTTCCGATGAACGTGGGAGACTCAAGAGGAGATTTCGTATCTGCATATGTTTTTACAGCTTTTTGAGACGCTATCTTCGTATCCGAATTCGCCGCTAATGTTCCATCGGTATCTAAATATGTCAGATCAATTTTTGTTGTATCCCGAGGGACCGATACCCCTAATTCATGCCGGATAGGCTGATCGTGCCTGGTTGTGTTGAGGTATTGAGTATAAGGATCAACATCTGACGAAACCAAAGATAATGTTGCATTAGTCCATTCGAGCGGATCAATGACTGCATGTACAGCAGACGAAGATACAGCGGATGCAAAATAAATTGTCGTAGTAATTCCATCAACAGTAGCAACCGGCAGAGTAGCGGTAACAAGAGCGTCATATACCTGCATTGCGCTTGCCTGTACCATATTAGATCACCGCTGCTTTGAGGATGGTATTCTTCGTCAGATTCCGGAAACAGTTGAGCCTGCATTTTGCGATTGTGTTTGTAGATGCAAGGGCTGGAGTATACGCTGAAAACGTAATCTTGACCCGCATCTGCAGCAGATACCCAGGTAGAACTCCAAATTCAAGCGGAGGCGAAACCCCTACATCAAAGAAAAATGGGTCGGTAAATGTCTGTTCTGCATACGAAGGAGTTGTAATGTTTCCTGCAATATCTTTTGAGATAGTATGAGTAAGAATTCCTATTTGAGACGTAGTGCTTGTTAACAGATTGTATTTTAATAATTCGACCAGAATCGTTTCAAGTCGTGCAGCTCCACCATAGGTACTATCAACTTGGTCCAGATCTAATGTGACATTAATCAGGGATTGAATAATCCCTGCTATTGATATCGCTTTTGTTTGAATAAATGTGAACGTGACATCAATATCGTCCTCTGTTGTATTCCCTGGAATTGCCTCGATAGATCCTTCTATGTAATCCACTCCGGTCATATCAGCAGGAGGATCATAGAGCAGAATATGAGAAGTGGATATCGGAGATGTTACACCGGTTGACAGATTAGCACAATAAAAAGGTGTTTCCTGGAAAAATCCCAGGACCAGAGAACCATAATCAGGATCCTGAGTTGTATATATTGTCCGGATAGAATCAGGCATTGAGAGAGAAATAGGTGGCAGAAAAGATAAATGGGAATATAAGTGTTATTTTAATTTTAAAATAACTGCTGTATATTCATTAACCCCGGATATTTGTTTAATAAATGGGAGATATAACACATTTTCAAAAATATAAGTACTATAAAGGTACAAGTTCCACCCATAATAATCGCCTGGTAATCTGGTATGATTAATGAAACGTGAACTTATAGCGGCATATATACTTTCTTTACAAATATATCCATCATAATCTATACTATAAACCAATCCATTAAACACAGGTAAATGTGGACAAAACCACGGCTCAATAGAAACAGAAGTTCTTTTATTAATATCATATATATACGCTGGAGAACTAGCTCCCGTTCCATCAAATCTTCTATATTGTACAATTAACTTATTATCTACCGCAACCAGTGATGCATAAACCTTATACCATAGTGATGATGTTATACTATATGTATATCTGCCACTAATACAGTTTATAAATAATACATAATCATAACCTGAATTATTGGTTGAGGGGGTTACAATTAAGGTATCTCCAACTAATATCAGCGATTGACCTGTACGAAAACCACCAAAAGAGAGATACGATGTGCCATCTTCAGAATAAACATTATTAATAGTTTCCCACCGAGTTTTACCGGTTTTTTTATTTAAACACACAATTGATCTGTAAAAATGAGTAAAGATATATTTTTTATTAAACGCGAACGGAATTGGATAAGTTGTATTATCGTCAGTTAAATATTCTCGTACCCAGATGAGATTTCCTGTACTTGCATTTCTCGCCTGTATTGATACCGCTCGGTCATAGGTTCCAAGCGATTTACTAGATCCACTATAGATTATACCAGAATCAAACCCTAATCCCGTAACAATATCATGTCCTGTAGATACTTTCCATATTTCTTCTCCAGTTAATCCATCTAAACAATACAAAGTTCCGGTTGAATCACCTATGTAAACATACTCGTTTGGAGAAATAATAGGATAATTAGTACCATCAGATTCAAATAAATCCCCTTCTAATATATACTTCCATTTTATTTCTAAAGTTTCAATGTCAAGGGCATACACATCTGGATATCCCATATACCCAAAATATACACATCCATTATTAAAAGATAATCCTGAAAATTTACGATATGAATCAATAGATTCTTCAAATTGTGCAGATGGAATAAGTTGAATATCATCAACTTGTCTCCATGCTGAATCAGTATATCTGAAACAAATACCAAGATGACCTCCAAGAAACGTATCAATATAGAAAGTATTTCTAATTTGAGGTGTACTGAGTATCATAAGATCACCAGGTTGAGGATCAGAAGGTAAAGAATCTAAAACACCTAACCAATTTGGGGGAGTGTGGTATTGAGTGGACGGAAAGTTTACTGTGTTCCAACAAAAATCTACACCCGAATAATAATATATAAATTTTGTTTGAGTTAAATAGAACATATCACCATGATGACGTTCTTCGGGAAAAATATCGAGATTCCCTAACCAGTTAACATTTTCAGGGAGTGCGTTTAAAATTATTTCACAGTTCTGTGAATATACCCGTTCATACGCATATATGAAATATGATTTTGTAGGTTCATTAATAAAATAAATATAACCGCCTTGAAGTTCAGATGGGAAAGCACCAAAAACACCTCCGAAAATAGGAGGTGTTTCTATAAGTTTTGATAAACTGGCCTTGGTCCAATAACCACCCCACGGATACCACCAATAAATACTATTGTTGTAGTGGACATGATCATAATTATTTGCCGTTGCTGGTAATGTCGATACAGAACCTAACCAGTTTGAACTAGTTAATAGAACACTATAAGCTGAACCACCCGATTGATGACCTATCCCTCTACTGTAATAATAATATATTTTATACGTAACTGTATTCACATTCACCAGATCGTTCACTTGCCCGGATGACGGCAATTGATAAACATTCCCTAACCAGTTTGGTTCAGACTCAATTGTAATTGGAACTTTATACCACCGGAAACTACTATAGTAATACACCCCTTTCGTATAACTCGAATAATCAGTATTTAAATATAAAATATCATTTGTATCCGTATCAGGTAATGAACTAACAGAACCTCTCCAATTTAATTGAACCGGGTCTAGTATTGTATATGATAACCATCCATAATCTTCAGTATAATAAAATAATCCATGACAATAAGGTACAAAATTACGCAAAAATACCTGGTCATTTTCTTCAGGATGTTCAGGAAATTCAGATACCTCTCCTTGCCAGGTTAACCCGTCCGGAATATCTCCGTCAATATGTGACCATTGTTGAGATGAATTATAATAATACTGACCAGACTGAACCTTAGGGAATATGTACCGAAACATGTCATTTTCTCTCGGGTTCTCTGGGAAGGAGAATCGTCCCCCTAACCACCGCCCATCATTCGGATAATAATAACTCGGTTTCGACTCAATCTTCCCCTGGTTTCCTGAACCTCCGCCAACAGTCCACCAGGTTCCTTTACAATGAAGTTCTCCACCGGATTTGATAGCATATCTCTTGTCGGTTCCCTGCACCTCAAGGATCTTATCTCCCACTTCAGGAGCTCCGGATTTGTGAGCAACCACCCGGCCATCATCCATTTGAGACAACAATACTTTGTCTCCTACCTCAGGAGCTCCTGATTTCGTCGCATAATATTTTCCGTCCTGTCCGGCCCGGATATGTACCTTATCACCTGGTTCTATGCTCATCTGACCGTCACCCATTCATATGTCCCATCTTTTTTCAGGACTTTTACTGAAGTCTCATCCGGGGAGACTGCTACAACATTACTTGATTTGTCCAGATCTTGTTTTACGTAAGTAGAATTGTCGATTTTTGTGATAGAATCAAACTGTGTTAAAATATACTCTTCGTTTTGACCAAGATAGAACGTCACGACATCCCCTTCAAATTTTATCCCCATACATCGCACAATTGTCTGATTATCGGTCCCGGTCTCTTTTAAATAGAATGCATCACCAACAACCAGATCAAGGTCATCAACAATAATCTGAAACGACCCGAATATTTCGTATCGTTGTAAATTAAGCAGAATAGAAGTCCCGTATTTATCAAGACCGTCTCTATCAATTGACCCTATGTTATTCACCCGGCAATCAGACTGACCCCAATACCCGATACTACTACTTCCTGCTGGATTATCTAACGAATTTACACCGGAGAATATTTTTGTTCCATCTCCATGAGCATACGCAGGAGTCTCCTGGTCATTATACTCACATCCACGGGTTACGTTATGTAATCCCCAATAGTCTACGTATTCATACTGAATCAACTCGTTCCCAATCCATACTTTGTTTTGCGCATTCTGAACGGATGTTGGAACATAAGCCCGGATTAAGGATAAGATAAGGACCGGGTTACCAACTTCATGCGGTTGCGCTACCGAGTTTGTCAGAAATAACGTGTTTGTAGTTAAATCACGGCCTGCATACGTAATCTCTTCGTCGTCAATCAAAACCGTCCCAGTATCCTGGTATCCAGTCACATCTTCAAGTGCCAACACCTGAATCACCGGAACTCCGGTATTATGTCCTGCTGTAGCGGGAGAGATCAAAGTTATCACCCCTCCTGCTGCACTTGAGTACTCTAAAATCTCCGAACCAATGATAATCGTTCCAACCGGAGCAAATCCGTTTGTACCGTTTGTGGTAACCGTTTCATCCCCAATAGTAACAGGTTCTGCAAGAACTGCATTGATGATCTGAATTGGTTCAGATTCATCAGATAATACCGGTCGTACCAGATGAGATTCGGACCCGATCATAAACCCCATTGCAGTAGGGTTTTCTGAATCCCCAAGAGAGAAAAATCCCGCTGCAGTAGTATTTGTATTTGATGTTTGGGATGATGACCCGGATACCAGGACCGTGTTCTTTAGTTTATCCTTGTCTTTATCAATAACCGCATTGTACCCGGAAGATTCTAATGTGTATGTCTTTGAAGGAGATTCTTTTCCTCTCCGTGACGCAATTTTTAATATTCGTGTTGCAAAGGTTGACGTAGAATCTGTCTCTTCCACCCACCATTCCCAATGGTTCTGGACACAGATATTATTGATATGAGTCAGATAATTCCCTGATTCTATCCGATGACTGATAACAAAATCGTTTGATGTCGTATCTATATCAATAGTCCAATTTACAGGAGTGAAATTTTCTGTAATTATCTCTGAAGATTTCTTTTTTATAATATCTTTTTGAGTTGTAATATTGGTTCGTTGAAACTCAAATGCAATACCCAGGCATTCACAGGTTATCAGGTTTGATTGATAGGATTTCGAACATTTTTTTATAACTCCGGTAAATTTCTTTTTTCCATCTAAATAAATTCTAATACCTTGGTCCTGTAACGTGTCTTCTGTGCGATTCGTAAATGTAATAGTCGCTGTCGGAATATTGTTCATCTTGTCTTCAATAACGAGATCAAAAAAATCAGTCTCATCGAGAAGTTGAGATGGATTATACGCTCCGATACCTATAAGCACGGTCCATTTCGGAAACGAGTTGGATGTTATTTGAGCAATTGCTGCCTGAATATCAATCATGGATTATCTCCTGTACCGCACGAACGGTTGTAGTTGTTGTGATAACCGTTAATGAAACAACATACCGTCCTGAGAACAGATAGGTATGTTCCGGGTTCTCATCGGTTGATGTCTCACCATCGCCAAAATCCCATACTCTTGATGTAATTGTTCCGGTAGATGTGTCGGTAAATTGCACAACATATGGTGCCTTTGTCTGAATCGTGGACCATGTGAACGATGGAAGCGGTTCACCGTTTGAAATGACCGTGATATCTCTCCCGATTGTTGACGATCCATATGTATTTGTAACCGTCAGAGTAACCCAATAACTTCTTGCTGCAGAAAAAGTGTGCTCCGGGTTCTGGTCGGTTGAAATCGTACCATCATCAAAATCCCATAACCATGACGATGGAATGTATAAGGACCGGTCCACAAACGAAAACTCATGAGACAGATAATTAATGTCCGAATCAACCTCGAATGCAGAGACTGGATCCGCTCCTGCAATGATATATCCGGTCTTTGTTTCTATATCCGATCCATATGTATTTGTAACCGTCAGAGTAACGGTATAGGTTCCAGGGACAGAATAGGTATGTTCCGGGTTCAGGTCCGTTGAAGTTGTACCATCACCAAAATCCCATAACCAGGATTCAGCAAGGGATGATTCGTCGGAGAATGTTGCCGTTAATGGCACCTCTCCGGTTGTTACATCTGCCGAAAATGCAGCTGCCGGATATAATGCAGGATCAATGACCTGTATGGTAGTAGTTGTAGATATCGAATATTGTTGTACAGTAGTGTTCCAGACCGTCAGAGTAACGGTATACGTGCCAGGGACAGAATAGGTATGTTCCGGGTTCAGGTCCGTTGAAGTTGTATCATCATCAAAATCCCACAACAGCCGGGTGTACAACCCTATTATTATTGGAGTAAATGATACCGTTAATGGAGATAAACCGGATGTAATATCAGTATGTATCCGGATAGTGGGAAGACGTGGACGGATATAAAACAATTGTAAGGATTCGTCTTCCCAATCAGCGTTCCGTACAATTCGTTTGACAAAATAGTATCCTGACCGGGCATACACGTGAACAGGGTTCTGACTGGTAGAAGTAGCTCCGTCGCCAAAATCCCATTCTGATTCTGTAATTGTTCCGGTAGATGCATCGGTAAACTGAACCGTCGCGGGAACTAATCCTGAATTTCCGGTGAGATTGTGAGTGTATCCTGCTTTTGGGATATCTAACGATGCGACATATACATAATTCTCTTTAATGAGTGTTTTTGTGTTTGTTCCATCAGATACCGTGAGTTTTACGGTATAGGATTGAGGGTTTGTATATTCATGGACCGGATAGAGAACCGTAGAGGTATCACCATCACCAAAATCCCAGGATGTACTGATGATGGTATCTGATATTTCCGGGATGAACATAACCGATAAAGGCAGAACTCCATATCGCGGTTTTGCATAAAAATCTGTAATTAACTGTGCCCTATTTTTAAGAATTATAAGAGATACTGATGCAGTAATAAACCGTGATGCTACCTCATCACATGCAGTACAGGTTACATCAAAGGTTCCAGGGGTTGAATACACATGGTCCGGGTTCTGGAGATATGAATCATATCCGTCACCAAATTGCCAGTAATGCGATTCACCCCAATCCGGAACAGAAAATGATACTACCTCGTCAGAATATCCTGGTGATGGGTCTGCAGTGATTTCAAACGCCTGAATCAGTAATGATATTGTTTTTGTCCAGGATGCAGAGAGATCTAATGCAGTGATGACACACGTGACTGTATACGTGTCCGGCCCTGAATAGGAATGAGAGACATTCCGGTCAGTTGACGTTTCACCATCTCCGAAATCCCAGGCATAGGTGTACGAACCCGAATCAGCAGAGAACTGTAATATTTCATCTACAAACCCAGGATTATAATTCACAGAGATTTGAGGGCCAGTTAACTGTTCTTCTGACCATTCTCCGTGTGTTGGTTCAGTAGCAGAATAATTCCGGACTAAAATATAATCGATGTTCCGGTATCCTGCATAACTACTACCACCACCATACTCTCCCTGGTTCAAGCATATATAAAACGGACCTGTATATGTCGCATCGGTTGCAGATCCATATGTAATCCCATCCCGGATGAATTGTATACCTGTTGACGTTTTTAGATATTTATTTCGATAATAGGTATTTGCAGCTGGAAATATTCTCCCGGACATGTTCCCACACTTAACGTATGCCAGCCCTAATGGGCTTCTGAACAGTGCCCCATTCGAATTATAACCGGGAGTAAAGATGTAACTGTTCCCTAAAGATGTGTTCCAATAGTTTGTTCCAACTCCATCTAAATCCTGTAATGTTGTTGTTAATCCAAAGGACGTGTCTGCATATGCTCCGTTTGTAGTGTTGATTTGTTCTCGGATTTCAACCACGAATGGTTGAGCAAATGTTAAAACTGATATTAAATTTGCGCTTGATGTGACTCCATTTGCCCCGGATAGTTGAAGGATACTGCTTCCATTGACTTGAGCAATCGCCGATGCACTACCTTTCTTTTCAACAGTCCATTTTAATGAGTTAATCGAAGAACCATCAAAATGATCAAAGAAAATGAATGTGTTATCCCCATCACTGGTTGTTTCAGCATCTTGATTCCCGTAATATATTCGAATAAGAGAATCAGAATCAATAGATCCAATCTTAACCCAGAATACTGCTATGGTTCCAGTAACAGATTCTAACCAGTACGGGTATTCATTCTCATCATCATCAGTAAATCGAATATCCCCGAAATCAGTTTTACAATTGGATCCAAGATAGACTGTATTTCCGGATGATGATCCGGCCCCTGAATCAACCAGGATCTTTACCTGATAATCAACCAGTTCAGTATCATGAGTGATCTGATGTGTTTTATAATATCTCCAATCATCTGGAAACGTCATGCACTTGGCTCCTTCGTCAACACGGCGAACAGGAAATTATATCCGAACATACCGACATTACCGGGCTCCTGGTCACAATCAAGAGTATGAGGCAATAATATCAGAGTCTCCGAATAGGTCTTATCTCCCCAGGTTAATGACCCGTACAACTCTTTGTTTTTGCATAGGGAGTATAGAGACTCTACACGATCAATGGTGGTTGAATTATCAAATCTGCCATCATCGTCATTTAACCATGTTCCATATATCCGAAACGAATCATCTGTTCGTAACATATCATTTGCCCGTGTAATCCCAGACATTTTTATAAGCCGGATATCCTTGTCTACTCCGCGTTCAACAGAACATCCCGGAAAATAAAATATTGCTAAAACTACAGCTGGAGATTGTTGTTTCGGCCATGACTTCAAAGTTAAAACCGGAGAATCAATTACAGCCAAAGTTTCTCCTCCTTCTGTGTCGGGTCATCGGTCACAACAATCAGAGTTAACGAATATGAACCGTCATTTGATTGTCCGGAATGTTTGATAAACACAAATTTTTTTAGTACACAAGAATATGTCAAATGATGCCAGACAAATGAACAGACTATCCGTTTCTGTTTGGCTAATGCACATACTAACTGATACCGGCCAAATGTAGGCCATCCGTCATATCGTGGCGATATCTCATTATCATCTTCCCAAATTCCATCAACAGTAAACGTATCTTCAACCCGGAGAAGATCCCGGCCTATTGTTCCTCCTGTTTTTGTATTTTCAAAATATGGAAGGTTGATGAGAGTTAAGTCCTTATTGAGTCTTCTATTTACATGAGCTCCCGGAAAAGGAATTGTGTGTCCTTGAACCTCCAAATAGATTTTTGAATTTGCCATCCGTTGAGGTGTATATAGTTGTGAGAGATAATAAACAGGAAAAGAGGAGGGAGGGATTAATTGTCTATGTTCTCTAACAAATATTGTTTGCCAGAATCATTTCCGGATTCTAAAAGAGTTGATTGCCGTGTTGATTCGATCATATCATTCAGATGATCTGGGATATATTGTTCAGGGAGTCCACGGAATACTTCCCGCTCAAACCGGTTGATATCATTCATCTCAATCTTTCCGCACGCGATTGCAGCGAATGATACCATCTTTTGAGCGGAGTCTTTCTTCGCAACATCTTTTGAATATTTTTTATGCTTGCCTGCTTCAAACGGGACGCCAGGACCAAAGAGCAATGCTTGATCATTATGAGAGAGATCTTTTAATCTATTCACCGTATTTGGAGAGGATGGATGAGCCTCATTTACTTTTTTAATGAATAGTGCCCGCCGAAGACTATTATCCCCCTGAATAGATTTTGGATCATCTTTGATGGAGCCTACATCTATCATATTCTCTACTTCAGATCGTGGGATGAGATCTCCTTTCAACCGCATATCTGTAGATTCAGCCATCATCTGAACAATCTTAATAACGGTATTAATTCGTTTTTCAGGAAGTCTTTTCATATCAGCCCTCCCTGTCAAAATTAACAACCCTATGGAGTCAACACACCAAATTAAAGTCGCACGTTCTTTTCCCCCAATCTTGAGGGGATAAGCATTATCTTTGAGTATTTCCTTATTCCGCTCATATAATTGGGTTTCATGTTTTTCATCATATCCAAACAAACGGCCAATTGCATTTACCGGATACCTTTTTTTCCCTTCGTGGACGACATATGGGATCATCTCTCCCAGGTACTCATCATACAGGATCTCATACGCTTCCTTTTTCCGTGTAGCAATCAAATTAGTTTGCGCCGGTTCCTTATTGCCTTTGGTCGGGTCAAGGGTTCCGGCATTGTTCCTCTTTATACTCATACAGTCATCTCCCTCTTATGGAGAACGCGGATACCTTCTTTTATCATATCGTTCGGATCATACCCTGCATTAAACAATGAAATTGTCTGTTCTGCAAGCTCTTCAGGAACGGTCACGTTAAAATACAGGGTTCCGTATTTATTGACCTGCGGTTTACTTCGTTGTCTTGCCATAGGCTTTACAAATTATCTATTAGCAAATGAGATCTAATAAACAGGAATTATAATCTAAAAAAATTATGATGAAACATTAATATAAACTAGATAATGCTATACACAAAAGATATCTCTGAATTAATGCTCTTTTTAATAAATCTCCATGCAAATAAATAACTCTTGCGGTTCGATACATTTATTGTGTTGCATGTTGTATGTGCAATAGAATATGGAGTTCAATAATAAAAAGATTAAATTTGAAAAATTATTCAAAAAGGGAATTAATAATTACAAAAAATATAATTATTGGGCTGCAATTCGATGTTTTGACAAAGCCCTCTTTTTATTTCCCGAGAATTCTAAGGTATATTATGCTCTCTCAAGTTGTTATTACAAGATTAATGATTTTAATCTTATGAAAAAAAACATTGAAAACGCAATCAAATTTGATCCAACAAATCCAAAATATCAAAAAATTCTTGAAAGGTTAAATAATCACTCTTTAAAAGCATCGCCACATCAAGAAAAATATAACTCTCCTAATAAGTCAATTATTTCAACATTCTTAACAATATTAGGTATTTTTTTTATAATGGGTATAATATCAATGGCTGTAATTGGATTTACACAAGGACCGGATCAATCATCCCTTCAATCACGGTCTCAATTGGTAAGCCCGGTCCAAACGCAAACAAATGAGGATAGCAATATCGCATTCTATGAAAATCCATCAGAAGGATATCGTATCGCATATCCAAAATATTGGTCTGTTTTTGACACAAATACAAATGATCAATTTTCATTTGAAAAAGATCCTCAAAAAAGAGCTCAACTTATCGCATTAACCACTGATAACAAAGTGACATTATCTGACTCATCGAGGGGTATGAGTTTAGACATAATTACGGATTATGAAGCGGCTAATTATGATTTCGATGAATATATAGATTCAATTTTTAATCAATACAGAAGTGTTCGAGGGATGGGTTTACTAACGGGTCAGAAATTCAATCTGGACCGAGAAAAAACAACAATAAGCGGATTTCCTGCGTATATTATAAAATTTTCCGATTATCAATCGTTATCCATTGATGGGTTTATCAACACTGGAGATAAAATTATTCAACTCAATTATGTTTCTCCGGGAGGTAAATATGAAGATATGGATCAGGTTATTGAATTGTTTATGAAAAATATGAATATATTTTAAATCCTTGAACCTCTGGTCCTGGATTCCCATATTTTAGCGATTTCATCAGCCAGTTGTCTCGCATCTTTTTGATACCCCTGAATTGTAATGTATACATTACCAGGTTTAGAATCTGTATTCTGCTGCTGGTTCTGAATGATCACTGTTTTATTTTCGTTGGTTGGTACGGGAGATGAAGGTAAGGGAATCTGTGATGATCCAATATCAGGTGTTTGGACCGGAGCAGATAGAGACAGACCTCCTTTTACATCGTCCCACCAGGACTGAATTTTCGACACAGTGAGATCAACATCCGGAGTGATGACTGAGAAATCTAATGTGTTTTGAATATCGTTATTAAATGGTAACGATAATGAGAGTCCGGATTTAACACTGTCCCACCAGGTTTGAATCTTTGAAATGGTTAATGATACGTCTGGAGACTCTATCTCATACGTAACCGGTCCGGGCACACTTGTTAATTCTTCTTGTGTCTGTTTGATTACATCTGTATTCGTGACTATTTGTTGACGTGAAACAGTATGTTCAGTTAAGAGATCTTTCTGTTTATTTACCAGATTCTCTTCTGAAACAGATGTATTTCCACCTGAATCCTGATTAATTGTTTTTGACCTAGTATCCAGCAGATCCATAGATGTTTTTGTGGAACTATTCAAACTATCCATTTTGTCCTTGGTAGTCGATAATCCATACGACAAATCTTTTAATTTTTCCTGGTATTCGTCAAAGGAAATACTCCCCGATTCTAATGATTTAGAGAGATTAATCAACCCATTTTGGAATTCAGACATATCAGAGGTTGAATCGTCTAAATTGCCGGATTGAATCTTATTATTATAATTCGCAAGGATATCTTCAACAGAACTCGAATCGGTTAACTCTTTTAACAGGTCCAACTGTTCATAATATTTCTGTTGATCTTCGGATGTCAATCCCTGCAAAAACGAACCTGGTTTAAACTCTTCTTCATTAGATTCAACATTTGAACCAGTCACGATAATCCTTCGGTACTGGTCAACAAGGTTTTGTTTTGTCTTAATATATCCTTCAATAGTAATTTTTTCGTCCTCGAATCTCTTTTTGTTCTCATCCGCCCAACCGACAAGAGCATTCCCCATACCTTTCGTTAAAGGGTTGTTTTGGAGCAATGAACCTATCGAACCGATAAATCCCTGAATAGCAATACCCATATCAGTAATTGAGTTCAGGACCGACAAAGCCACCACTCTCCATGACTCAATTATCATTTTCAAAGCGAGATCCATATGCATCGGGATGAGATCAAATTGTCCTGCTGCAGCATCTATGAGCGGTATTGCAATCAATCCAATTGGACCTAACCATGCAGTAACCATAGTTGCTAACATGGGTTGCGTTTTTCGAAACTCATCCCCAAACTTACTAATTGTGTTCAGCACACCCGTCTGTATCATTGCATAAATCGCAGCAAATCCAAGAAGGATCCCTACTCCTGCAGCTGCTGCAAAGGCAAGTCCTCCGGTCAATCCTCCTGCAGCCATAGCTGCATTCCAGGCAGCCAATTTTACTTTTAATAACGTTATTGCTTCGTCTAGCCATCCCATTACACTATCTAACGACTTTTTCAACCAACTGAAAATATTTACTCCGGATAATGCTTTAAACAATGCAATTACTGCCGCAAGGGTTGCAAATCCAGATATAACCAGTTTTATCGGATCCGGTAATTCATTGAACCAATCTGCAAGTCCAATAATCCACTTCGCCAGTTCCATAATCCCCGGAAGGAGAGGATACAGAATTGAATCAGCCAGATACCCAATAGCCTGACCAAGTATATCTATTGCTGATCCAAAGGTGGTTGAGTACCGCATCATTCCCATGATAACTCCCAGTGCTCCACCAACTAAAGCCAGTGAATATTTGTACCGGTCCAGGAACTGAGTAACCCGCGTACCTCCTTCTGTAGCAGTTTTGTTCTGTGCTTCGTTCACATCATTGAGAATATCTAAATATTCTCTGAACTGATCCAAAACTCCGGATTTAATTGATGAATTGATGTTTAGCTCCTCAATATTCTCAACAACCTGGTTTAAAAGATTATATAACTGTTCAAGATCAGAATTGTTTAAATCTGCTATTGCATCTTTAAAATTAAATATTGATGAAGAATCAAACAGGTCTTCTATAGAGATATCAACCGACTCACCGAGTTTATCAAACTCTTCTCGTATCTGATTTAATGCATCAATTATGGGATCTAATTGTGCTCCTTCAATAATATCTATAAAAGACTGAATCCGGGATAATGCATCGCTTTTTACAACCTCATCAATATTTAGATTATTTATCCGGCCCGATATGTCCTGAAGTGCTTCATTGAGGTAGTCTAACTGATTTGAGGAGAGATCAGAAATGGTTGTACTAAATGACTCCAGATTGTCCGGATTGAAGATATCATCTATTCCAAGACTCGCTACGGTCTTAAACGTATTGAATATGCCTTGAATCTTTTGTACCGCGATATCTATAGAAGTATAATCAATTTCGGGATTTACCTCATCTAAATCATTTAATTGGTCAAACGAATCTTTCAGATTGTCTACATTTTGATCAAACGATAATAATTCATCTGCCTGCTGTCTGAAATTCTCTAGTTGTGAAATAATACTATCATCAATCTGAAATTCAAATCTGGCTGAATCTAGTGTATCCGAGATATTATCAAGCACGCTTTTTACCTCATGCATGTTTGTAGTATCAACACTCTCAATCGAATCCAGAACATCCTTTATCTTTTCTGTAATCACATCATTTGCCGAGAATAATACAATTCCACCAGAATCATATGTGTCATACAATGTATTGATGTAATCAATTACCTCATCATAACTTTCAAAAAACCGGTCTGTATTTAAAGATGGAGCCTCAATCTCCGGTATTTCCATCTCTTTTTGGTCAAATGATAATAATTCATCCGCTCGTTGTCTAAAATTCTCTAGTTGTGAAAGAACACTCTCATCGATCTCAAATTTGAATTGGGATGATTCTATTGTGTTTGCTATGTTTTCAAGTTCATGGATTACCGTATATAGACTTGAAGGATCAACGTTCTCGATAGAATCGAGCACCTTTTGTATTTTTTCAGAAACAATATCATTGGCCGAAAATAATACGATTCCACCCGAATCGTATGTATCATACAATTCATTGATGTAATCAATTACCTCATTATAACTTTCAAAAAACCGGTCTGTATCTAAAGCAGGAGCCTCAATCTCTGGTATTTCCATCTCTTCAATAAGATCTACAAAGGACCGGATCCGTGAAAATGCATCATCTTTTACAACCTCATCAACATTCAGATTGTTTATAATCCCGCCAATATCCCAAAGAACCTTTTTTAAATTCTCTAACTGGTATGAAGAGAGATCAGATACGGCCATACTAAATGAATCCAATGCATCCGTATCAAAAATATTGTCTATTCCAAGCCCCGATACGGTTTTGAACTCTTCAAACAGTTCCTGTATTCGTGCATGAGTAAAATCTATTGGAGATGTATCAATATTTGAGATATTGGCCTCAATATCCATTTCGTCTAACGATGACTGTATTGATGATTCAAGTGAATGAACAAAGGCAGATAGATCTGACATGTTCATACCGGATGAGAACATGGCCGCTAATATCGAATCCCATTGTTGATCAAAAGATAAATCTATATTACCCAATGCACGGCTTAATTGCTCATCTATTCCATCAAATAAACCAGACCAATCTACACCGGTAAAATCAAAACCTCCTGCTATTGATTCCCGAACGTTGGTAAGTATTGATGAAAATTGATTGATATCAGGAACTGCATCTTGTACTAACTGGAACGCATTTCGCCAAACGGTTACAAGATCCTGAGCTTCCTCATTAACCTCCTGCTGACCCCTGGCTTTTAAGATTATTTCTATTTCTTCCTGATATTTATCAGCCATACCTATGAAAAAAGATGTTATAGTAAATAAACGGGATAAGAAACTCAATGATGGTTCTGTCTCTTCTGAGCTTCTGCTTCTCTATCTTTAGACCGCTGTATTAATGATTCGGTTAAAAAAAGGTAGTCCTCATGGGTAAGGTCAAAACATTCTGACGGAGCCCGTTTCAGGAAATCACAAATGGATAGTAACCATTGCCCTTTTGGGGACCGGGCAAAGGTTTTTATCGCTTCTTCATTTTTTTTATTGCTGCTACCGTTTCTTCATGAATGTTTGACACATCCCCGTTAGATTTGATATCTAACAGTTCCCAGAAATCTGGGTCATTGTATGGAGATTCTGCGCATAGTGCAGCCATAAGCAGGTACAATGGTTTTTTGGCTTCCGGAGCGGTATTTATTTGAGGTTCGCCTTCTATCTCGATTTTGTTTTTGTAATCAATTAATTTCTGGTCTTTGTCCAGAGGAGTATTTTTGAAGACTTTGAAGGACAGACCAAGGATCCTCACGGTAATTGTTTTTTCAACACTCTGCCGGGAATTGATGATCTGATGAAATGTTTCTTCATACTCTTCTAATTTTTGTTTTTTAAGAGTATCAATCTCATCAATGTCTGATTCAAATGACATACCATCCAATATGTTGTTAGGAATAATATACAGGAATTAAAAAAAGAGATTATACCGGGTTGGTATACACAACATCAGCAGCATCAGCGGTGATTTCCATATATACCCATTCATTTTCTTTAACTTCGAATGGAAACCCGGTCACGTAACAATCTTCTGCAGTAACCATGACTTTTGCTCCTCCGGTATTGAATGGAGCGACTTCACCGACGATATCAAATAACGAAACGGCAGACGTATCTCCGATATGACCAATGGTAATCGCGTCACCGTTCTTATCAACATTAGTAGCACCTCCACCGGCTAAAGACTTGAATAACCACCATGCACCTTCTCCACCAACAGTTGGATCAAATGATGCAATTTTCATCTTCACAGAGATTTCCATCTGGTACTTAGCTGCAGCTCGTAAGAAGATAGATTCTGATGAATACTTATCATTTCGTTGCCAAGTGATCTCAAACGACCATCCAGATACCGCCCCAATAGATACAGCCCCAGCTTTAAGGGTTGCATCTGCTCCAGCAAAGTATAACGCTTCACTCATGTGAATGTCACCTCCGCGTTGACGAATTCAGCATTTGTACCCGTAAATGATAAGTTCCAACCAATCCATTCGTGTTCTGATGCGCCAAAAGGCATGTTGGTAAAGGCAACATTGTATACCTTTGCTCCCAAAACAACACCTGCCGTGGAAAATGGTTTAATACTGCCATACAACATAAAGAACGTGAATTTACCCGTATCTGCAATGGTCCCGCCACCAGAGGGGTTTGCAATTTTCATAGCCCAGAATGTGCTAACTGTAGGATCAAACTTATAGAAATCAAGTTTTCCTTCTACTCGGGCCTTACACCGGGCAACCGCGAGACGCTTGGTTGAACTCATCGCATAGAGTTTTTTATGGTCAAATGCCACATTAAACGACCATCCAGAAACAGCACCTATTTTTGTGCCGCTCGCCCATGTCGGAGGAGTGTCTTCAGCGTCAGGATCTGGGTCATAAAAGTCCGTTTGGACCATAATCCCAACTTTGGAGTCCGCTCCGGCAAAATAAAAATCCTCTGCCATTTGAAGGTAAATGACAGCAACAATAGATAAACGGGAAATAAAAAAGAAGCAAATTAGAGGGTAACCATCTTCACTCCAAATTCAACACTCCAAGTAAGAATAAAAAAATCTTTGCCCTGGTGATACCCGGTTTCGATTTTTGGATTGACACAGTATGCCTTGATTGATTTAGTATCATCAACATCTCCATCCTCATCATAATAAATCCCTGAAACGGCCTGACCGGATAGAGAAAACAAATCTGCTGCAGTATACCCATAGTTTCTGACGGTCCTAAGCATCGACGGAATATTCGCTGATTTGTAGGCTCCGGCTAAAATCACACTGAATTCATGAAACCGTGGTCCGCCGCTCTGTTTTGTAGTGATCTGGTCCGGTCCCCCACCAAGTGGAATAATGTATATCGTCGGGAACGTGCGAATTGCAGCAGGCATTTCATCCCCTTCGAGAATCTGGGTTGTTCCTGCTGTCCCTCCAATACTTACGATATTTGTTGTTAATACGGCCTTCATTCCGTCAACAACTGCGTTAATATCCTCAAATGTCGGCATAAACTCTCCTCATCCCTCGTTCGACTGCTCCGGATATAAACGGGTTTGGTTTCATTCCCCGTGACTTTACTACAAACACGTCTTTTCCATCCTGTATCCAATGTAACGCTTTTTTTGTCTTTGGGATAATCATAGTATGGTTTGGTCCATATATCCCGGTCCCTCGGACAATAAACGGGAGATAATGTGATTTGTTGCTTATCAGCACCCCTTCAGGCACATTTCTATCTATCCATAGGGCTTTTGCCTGTCCGGGTGTTGCATCCCGTAACTCTTGTTTGATGACATCAGCATATTTCTTGAGAATTCGTTTCTCAAATGATTCCAAGTCAAGGACCGGGAGAGAGAATGATAACTTTAGTGCCATGCATTCCCTCTGATGCTGCGCCGGTACGGAGCAAGCCGGAGTTTCAGATCTTCAGTGAAGACTTCCGGATGAAGCAGACTAATCATCTGTGCTATTGTCTGCGTCCCGGAATCAAACGACGCAACTATCGCCTCCTGTTCTCTTCGTTTTTGAGCTAAGAAATTCGCAACCAGATCCAACGTGATAAATTTGATATCCGCAAGGACCGGGGATCCGGATGCATATCCAGCTGAGTAAACAATCTTGACATTCCCTTTCCCTGCTTGAGGGATAGTGTTGTTGAATATAATCTTTGTCACATACCCGTCAGATACGACAAAATAGTTCCCGATCACGCCGGTATCCCGCATCGTCATTACAGTCCAGGATGGTGCCCCGGTTGGATTTGTGTCCACGGATACCGAGGTCACAGAAATAACCGGCTGTTCACGCGGAAGGAACGTCCGGTCTATTTCCCGGTAATACCTGCCTCTGTCTCCGGTTGGCCCTCTTCCATCATGATACTCAGTATAGTTTGCAGATTCAAAGGATTGACGATTACAATACCGATTGATCGTCTCCGCTGCTCCGGCGATAACCATCGTGATGTATGTCGTCCATTGCTGCGAGGTCATGAACTGGTCCGCCTGCCGGAAATCGTTATTGGAGTATCCGGTATGAGCCTCTACCTCCTGTTGAGAACAATATGCCATTCAGCACGTATTAGTTTCTGAATGAATAAACGGGAAATAAAAAAGAAAAATTATTCTGCCACGGTTACTAGTTTCCACCCGGTATTTTCAGTGGGTGTGCCCTTGAACGTATACCAGTTTCCTGTGGCAGTATCCATACACAGGTCTCCTTTTGCATTACCAGTGACATGAGCTTCCGGAGTCCCTGCATATGCTGACAGAGTGATCCCTGCCAGGGTAATTGTTCCGGTTGCGGTCAGATCATCAACAGTTGTTGCACCGGTAACGCCAAGAGTCCCGGTAAGAGTCGTGTTCCCCGTAACTTCGAGGGTTTCGCCTATACTCGCTGCTCCGGTAACATCTAGATCGTTTCCAACTCCGAGATCGTTTGTGATATCGATGTCATCTGCCAGGGTTATAAGATCCTCATGAAACGTGATCGGAAGTTTTGCTTCCGCCCCGGTCCCATCCTTTTTCATCCGAAAGAGAGAGTAAAAGAAACTCATCTCTATCACCCGAAGAGTTTCACGCCAGTGTCAAACGGAAGTTCATAATAGAGCACTTCCACCGGGTCGGCCTGGTTATCTCCCAGTTTCAGGTTGTTCAGCACATACAGCACATTGTCATCTGCAATTCCGGTTGCTGATGGAGTAGTTCCGAAACATCCACGTTGAATAACCGTCAGAGTGCCACTTGATGCAGTCGGCGCTGAATCGGTAACCTCTATGATCTCACCAGACGCAGTCTTCAGGTAGAAACTTCCAGTGGACCGGGAAAGAGTGCCGGTATCATACGCGATACTCTTTGTGGTCGCTGTATATGCAGTTCCTTTGTTATTTACCGTGACCGTTCCACGAGTGATCGTTGCTGCTGCTCCGGTTATCAACCGGGGAGAGATTGCAAAGGCTCCCTTGCATGGGAGCACAATCCAGTCGTTCTGTTCAAGCTGATCAACGGTTGCAAACTTCGGTGCAAACCCATGAAGGAGGAATGAGTTAAATTCGGTTAAATTTGCTGCTGCCATGTTTCTTCACCTCAAATTGCAATACCGAACACTCCTCCCTGGAGAGAGCTGGTTCCATCAACATCAGACTTATCAATCAGGGTTTCTGCGAATGAAATCGTAAACCGCTTGGTTGGGTTGGTGGACGGTGCAAGCTCAGTAAACACCTCTGGGTAGAGAACCCGGTACTTGATCCGGTTCAGGTCAAGCAGGAAGAAGCTGCCATTAGTGCCTGATGTCGTCGGAAGGTGGATAGATGGAACAACGGGGACCTTTCCGCCCCCTGGAAGGTTGATCGTGATATTCTCAACACCCCAGGATTGGTCCGGCTGCTGTGCATACCGAACATACTGCTCAAGTCCCTGACAGATGATATCATAGGTTGAGAAGTCACAGATTGAACAGTTCGGTATAAGTCCGTCACGTCTCATCATCCGGTTTGAATCCTTGATGAGCGGATTGAGTTCATCCCAGGTATCAACACCAGCTCCAGCGGTGACATAGTTCGGGTCACCGGTATTTGCGGTGATAAGTTCATACAGTCCTTTTGGTTCATACTGTCCGGCTGGTGCAAATGCTGGATCAGCAGAATAGGATGAAGTAACACCAAGGGTTCTCCGCTCACGAAGCTGTTTAAGCATTTCAGTATGAGCGAGGAGCTCGATGCTCATCAGGTCACGGGTCGGCACCTGTGCCATACCGGCATACTGAGCAAACTGAGTAACCGCTGCAGTCGTCCATGCGATCTTGATATCGGCAGATCTCCGGGCAGGGTCCATGTCGGACTCGACAAGGTTTGGAGATTCAGGTCCATACGATGCGGAACCAGCGCCGCCTGCCGGGATAGCATCCCAGAGAGCAACCGCTCCCATGTTCGCTTCTTTTCCGATAAGTGCCTGGACCGGAAGCGGTCTCATGAACAGTTCGGTGATATCCTGGTCGTAGATGCTATGCATCAGGTTTGACGTGCTATCTGCTGCTTTCTTGATGGTATCTTCGGTCCATCCTGCTTTGGTCAGATCGGCTTTCTTGATAGTGTTCAGGTTATCAACAAACCCGGTCAGGGACTTCTCAATCTCCTGAGCATACTGTTTCTGTGACCATCCGTTCAGGATTGATTTCCGAATAAGGTTCGGATCAATTGCATCAACAGCGATACCTGCAACAATCGTAGACTGTCCTTTTACATGAGATGCGCTAATCGCTGCACTCATTGCCTTTTTGATTTCGTACAGGTTGACTTCTGAACCTGGCTCTACATTGAAACCAGTCCAGAATGACCGCCCGAGTGCTTCATCTTGCTTGGTGGCTTTTCTAAACATCATCGTTCATTTCACCTCCTAAAACTGCATTGCCATGAGTGCAGCTGGGTTCTGGGAATCACCGGAACTTTCCGGAGTCTGTGATTTCTTTACGATATCTTCAGAATCAACAATTTTCTTGTCGATAATGACCTTTCGGTCCCGAGGGTTCGACTGTTCAAGTTCAAGGACTGCTTTTCGGAGAATTCCAATCTCTTCAGTCTGTTTCTGAATTGTCTCATTCAGATTTGGGATTGAAGCAATTGCTTTTCGAATTTCTTCTGGAAGGTCAGGGAAGGCTTTCTTGATGCTACAGCCCTTTTCCACCGGAGGTTCTTCGTCTTCCTCCTCCTCATACCCGTCATCCGGGTAATCCTCTTCCTCTTCGTCCTCAAGTTCCGCTTTTTGGACCGATCCTCCGCTTATCTGTTCTTTGAGTTCTGCTAACTCCTGAAGGATCATCGTCATTCCTTCAGCGAGAGTAGAGACCTGTTCCTGGAGGTCAGGACCAGCATCATATTCTGCACCGTCGTAATCCTCCTCTGCCTTTTCAATATCCTCCGGTTCGACAGAAGTCATCTCCTCAATCGTTTGTTCGACAGCAGCAAGCCGGTCATTAATCCCGGATAGTGCTTCGACAATCTCTTGATTCAGATCACCGGTAGGAGCGGATTCGGCTGGTGCATCAACGTTTTCAACCATGTCGTTTTTCTCCAAACTACCGTCTGCCGTCTCGATGGCAGATTCGGAATTCATAGATTTTACAACGATGCCGCCATTATGCTCGATATAAGAATTTTCATTGATGGCATTACCCGAGGGACATAGGGATATGCTGTCGAGAAAAAGCGACCGAGTTTGGCACGTTTCAGACCGGCGATTCGGATGTAACTTGCAGGAGGGAGTTCCTTCGTTTCGTCTACCGTAGATAGACAATTGCCCGAGTTCTCCCTCTCGTATTCTATCCCTGACATCCTTACAATCAGGAGTCATCTTAATCGGACACTTAATCATGAACTTGTCGCCGTCAAACCATGCTTCTGTTATCGGTCCTAACGGTCTCTCAGTATGATCAAGATGGAGAACGGCTAGTTTCATGAAGTCAGGTAGAGCTGCCTCTATCGCTTCTTTCGTTACAAGTTCATTCTCACGATCCGGCTTCGGTACAGATGCACATCCGGTTATCACCAATACTCCATTCTCATCATCCGCCCAGGATAGATCCAGAGGGATAGAGATGGATTCTGATTCAGGCATCTGCTAACGAGATTTGGGTGATAGTAAATAAACGGGAAATAAAACAGTTACAAAAAAGAGATTAAAACTTCCGAGTAACCAGATATTTTAACCGGGCTAAAAATCCTGCTTTGCTTGCCCGCATTCCCATATTATACATTCGGGTCTGATGCTCTTCTATGGATTTATGAACCAATTCACGGAGCCGGTTTATTTTATCTGAAATGCAGCAGAAGACTCCTTCCTCGGTATCAGGGAGGAGATGAATGCTGCTTATACATAAATATAAATATCTGTAAGTATAAATAGATACCCATGTTACAAGCCTACAAGTATAGGTTGTATCCCAATACTATTCAGAAAGAGAGTATTGAGAAACATATTGGTGCTTGTAGGTTTGTGTACAATTTGTTTCTTGAGAAGAAGATTAAACATTACGCTGAGCACAAATCTACATTGAGTTGTTTTGCTCTAAACAAGATGTTACCTGCTTTGAAACTTGAGTATCCTTTTCTATCTGAGGTCCATTCACAAGCATTACAGATGGCTTCACGCAACCTTGATAATGCATTTACCAAATTCTTCAGAGAAAAGAAAGGGTTTCCAAGATTCAAATCAAAGAAGAACCCAGTTCAATCATTCCAGTTCCCTCAAAGCGTGAAAGTAGATTGGATCAAAGGATCTGTTCAACTTCCGAAGATAGGTAAAGTGAAATGTAAACTGCATAGACACTTTACAGGTGAGATTAAGACCTGTACAGTGTCACGAAACGCGGTTGGATCTTACTATGTATCCATACTTGTCGATGATAGAGAAACAAAATCTGAAAAGGTTCAGTTCACTCCTGAAACAACGATTGGTATTGATGTAGGTTTAACTCATTTTGCAATCCTGTCAGATGGTACAAAGGTTGAAAACTCAAGGGTTCTAAAAAAGACTTCAGCAAAACTCAAGAGACTACAGCAGTCAGTATCCAGAAAAGTAAAAGGATCTAACAACCGTAAAAAAGCAATCAGCAAGTTAGCAAAGTGTCATGAGGACATAGCAAACCAGAGATCAGACTTCTTGCACAAACTTTCTTTTAAACTTGTTAGCGAGAACCAAGCAATTGCAATTGAAGATCTGAATGTATCAGGTATGCTAAAGAATCATAAACTGGCTAAACATATTGCAGATGCTTCTTGGTCAGAGTTCCGATCTATGCTCACATACAAATGTGAGAAGTTCGGGAAGACCTTGTTAACTGTCGGTAGGTTTGATCCGTCATCTAAAATATGCAGCAAGTGTGGATACCATAACAAAGGATTAACTCTGAAAGAAAGAGAATGGGTCTGCCCTGATTGTGGATCTGTTCATGACAGAGATGTCAATGCTGCAAAAAATATCAAAATGTTTGCTTTGATGAAGCAAAATACAGGGCAGGAACTGCCCGGTGAGCCTGTGGAGATTAAGTCAGACTTTCCTTACTTACGTAAGAAAGCATCGATCCATGAAGCAGGAAGCCCCTTCCTCAAAAATCCGTTAGGATTTTAGGGAGGGGTAGTTCACCTTCCTGTTCCTCGAGATTTTTTGTTTCCATATTTCACCGTTATAGATTGTGCAAAAATTGAACGATAAGAACCAACAGGATCGAGATTAAAAGCAGCATAAGCCAATTTTCTTCAATCCATTGAACCATTATCACACCCGCCGGTAATATGCTTTCAATGCTTTGCGTTCTTCTTTTTGCTGTTTAGAATGATGCTTTTTTGTATCTATTTCAAAAGAGAAGTCACCAATAAGAGTAGTAGAATTCAGAGGGTCTGAATAATCAGTTATTACCATAAACCCCTTCATTCATCCTCCTGTTTCTTTTTCCGGCCTCGTTTCTTTTCTTCAGGTTCATCTCCATTACGTTCGTCCGGTTCGTTCGCAGACGTAAGATTTTCTTCTGTTACGTTTACGAACGTAACCGGTCCTTGTGATACTGATACCAACCGGCAGAAACATTTCTCCAGGTGTCGCCTATCAGGATTTCCAGAAACATCTCCAGGGTAAAGCATCTCACATCCTGGGACTTTTTGAGCAAGATTATTTGGGTCCGGGTATTCAGGAATCTTAAACGGTTCATTTGCCTGAACAATAACCCCGTTCATCTCATCATGATCTGATACAGATACCCATTTCTTAAACGCCCCGTATCCAGACAACCGGGTATAGTACGCAGCGTTCCAGGCATGATTACATCCTATCCTGATATCGGTTTCAATCCGTGGGATCCAGATCTTATTTATCTCCGATTCTACATCGTCAATGAGTTTTGTAATGCCCTTGGACCGGCTAAATATGATCTTTTTGATACTTTCGTTTCTGGCCTGAATCGTTGCAGTGAGTAGCGACATAACGTAATTTATTGAATCAACCGCCCCAACCTCCCGGTCCTGTGCTGTGATATACGCGGGGACTGCAGTCGGACGATAAATATCCGTAGTAGATATATCAGATATCGCTCTGGTTACTGATTCCAGATACATATATTCAATATGTTGCTCTGAAATCTTTCGAAGTCTCTTTTGAGTGAGTTCTCCGGTCCCGAGAATTAAGATCTCAATTTCATCATCAGAATTTGCCGAATCACATGCGTATCGTATCCGGTTTTTTAGATCAGACCGCTCGTTTCTCAGTTCAATAAGAACTTCTTTGATGAACTGATTTGATAATTGGACTACAGGATCGGTCATGAATATCTGAGTTCCATTTTATGGAGAGCGATTTTTGCATCCTTATCTTGAATTTTCAACGCCGTATCATTAATTAATACCGCGTTCTCACAATATGGATAATATGAACAGGGTTTACATTTCGGCTTAAAACAAGGAGGGAGATTAGACATCTAATACACATATGAGGAGGGAAATAAGATAAACGTGAATTACTGATTGTTCATCTTCGCCTGAATGGCAACCAGTAATTCTCCCACTTTCATATTACAAAATGGGATGTGTGTGATATTATACACGAATTATCCCGCTGCCGCTGCTGATGCTCCCTGCTTCAACCGGTCCACAACCTGTTTGATGATCTGATCGGTTCGATACCATCGGTCATGGAGATATGGATTACTCACATACGATTTTGCACCTTTCTGACCGGATGATTGAGCTTCTGATTCAGCATCATTAAACATCTGTTCAGCGGTTTTTATTCCCTTGAACGCATCCTGGGGTCTTCCTGCAGCAATATATGCCTGTTGGATCTCTTTACTCATTCGACCAATGCTTTCGCTCATTTGTTGTTTATGTCCAAGTTCCTGAAACCATTCTTTCTCTGATCTGGTTACAACATCCGGACCAAAATCTTTGGATAAAGACCGAGATAGATCTTCATGAGGTTGAGAGGAAAAGAAATACCAGTGTTTGCTCTCCGGATTCCATTTCGCATGATATTTGTCTTTTAATTTTTCTGCCATCCGTGGATGTGTGTTTCCTATAAACATGATTGAAACCGGTTTGTTTTGACCTTTTGCTGCTTCAGAATGTTCTTTCACGTTTTGAACCTTTTGAGCCATAAATTCATCAAATTGTGCCCGATTTATTTCAGGAGTGTGAGATCTGATAGTCGCTGCACGTTCACCTTCAGGGATTTCTCTGACCGCTCCGTTTTGCACAAGATAATATTTCTCACCCTCTGGATTCATGGACCGTGACCCCATGTTCCCATGATAGAGACCGTCCGGAAGACTGTAATAATGTTTTCCGCCTTCAGTCCTTGTGGGATATACCCAATCACCGATGTTGTTATGGGTTGCTCCTGAAACATGACCATCTATTCGTCTCATCCATGTTCTGACCGCTCCGGTCTCATCCATCGGAAGAGAAACATCAGGAGAGTTTTGTTGTGGTCTGGTCCGGTGAAGAATATCATAAATAGTCCGGTTCCCAAACTTTTTCTCAACAACTTTGACTTCATGCCCTTTTGATTCCAGTTCCTCTTTTCGTTTCTGTGCTGCTTCGGGAGACGTAACCTGGTATTTCCGAACAAACGGCTTTTCTTTTTTTGGAACTGGTTTTTTTGTAGGTGATTTTCCAGGTTTCGTTACCGGTCCAGGAACTTCCGGTCCTTTATCTGGTTTCTTTGTATATTTGACCCGGATGATATGACCTTTATCCTTCTGCCAGTCGTTTTGTAAAACCTCTGCATCATACCCGCGAGCCTGCATTGCACCCATTGCAGCTCCTGCAACACGGGGATCCTTGTAACTGGTTTCAGTAGATGCTTCCGGTTCTGCAGGGACATCAGGTTCTTTCTCCACCGGTTTTTTCTGTACCGAAGGTAATACTGGCTGTGCCGGTTGTTTCATTAGTCTTGAAAGTTTAGTCGCTGCATAATGATACGAATCAGATAATCGCTGTCTCCCGTTTGCATGATAACTATTCCCGGTTCGTGCAGCATCCTGTATCTGGTCCTCTGAAGCGTCCGGATAATGTTTTTTCAGATGATTTGCAAGGAACTCCCGGACAGGGGTATTCCCCCGCTTGTGTTGCATTGCAGCCTCTTCATTTTCTATCTGCTCAACTTTCCCGGGAGTGTTCCTCCATTTATCCAGAGAATCCTGTAACATTGCCATAGGATCATGCCGGAGTTCAGGAATATCTAAAACCGATGTTTTTGCTTTGTGTGCATCGATAAGGGACCGAAGAGTATTATGAATCTCCCACAATGGATTTTTCGCGGGTTCTTTTTTCTTCTCCGGTTTTGCGGCCTTTTCTTCATCCAGACGTTTCATATTCGCTATGAGATAATTTCGCCTGGTTGGACCGGCACGGGTAAGATCTTTCACCGTCTTTTTTAAGGAATCTATATTCCTTTCCCGGCTCTTCTCTTCGTCAATATCCGTTTCTGATTTGTCTCCCCAGACTTTATCATACGAATATGTGATCTTATTCGGGGTTCCTTGTTTATCGATGTAATACAGTTTTGCGCCATGTGAACCGGACGGATGAATTTCATACCGTCCATTCTCTACATACCCGGCTCTGATACGATCATATGCTGGCGTGGTATGAATCCCGTCTGATTCGGTAAAATTAGGTTCTTCAAAATCATGGATGGTTTTTCGTCCAAATTTTTCTTTATCCGCTTGTTTTTTTGCCTGAATCTTCGTCTGGGTTTTTTCGCCCCAGTTTACATAGATATTGTAAAGGTTTTGACCGCCTTTGGTCTTCTCAAGTCCAGGCTTGTGAACAAAATGAACTGATTCGGCACCTTGAGCCTTGAACTTCTCTTCTATTGATGCAAACTGATCCTTTGTAACCCCTTTACTCCGGATGAGTTCATGATATTTTCCGGCTTGTTTTACGTGTTTATCCTCGACAAAATAGTATATCCCGCCGTTCGGCCCTTTATGGAGTTGGACACCTTTTGGCGGAGTCTGACCAGGTTTAACGTATTTCTTACCCTTTTGGATGATGCTGAATCGAGCGTTGATGATTGACCGAAGGGTATCCCAGATACTCATACCGGTGAAAGAGTGATGAAGTGAGATAAACGGGAAATGAATTAACTCAATCAGACCATACTGGTTCTTTCAAATCAAAATTTATTACATGATACTTGTGCCCATTGTCATCAGTGTCAAAATCACGATTAAAATCGATTAAATCAGGATCAATATCAAATTTTTCTGCAAGTCTTAATACAATATCTTCAGCTTGTGAGGGCCATGCATCACGGGTTAATTCTTTACTCGCTGCATCTGCAAGTTTCATCAGTTTAGGGTTAAGGGTTTGAATAACCAGATTTGAAGGATTCTTTGCTGCATTTCTGGGAAGACTTCCCCCTCTCTTATGCAATCTCCCCTTATGACCATAAAACCCCTTTGATTTTTTGATTTCCATTTTTGCTTCAATTTCTTTGAGTTTGTCTAAATAATATCCCATGTCATGTTAATGAAGAATGAAAAGAGATAAATGGGAAATAGATTATTTATTCTTCCTTTGTTTCAACCAGAGAAGACCTTCTTTTGCAGATTTCTCATGTTCTTCTTTCTTCCTATTGTATTCGTCATCAGTTTCTTTATTCAGTTTTTCATACTGTATTCCAGTATCTCCCGGATATGATTTTCGATGAGTGTTTTTATTTGTCCATATCTCTAATGGAATACCCTCGGGAAATGCTTTACATTTCATTGTAAACACTCCATACTCACCCCAAAAATCATAGTGCTTACAATCAAAACACGGTGAATCAAAGAATAATTCTGAATGCTCAGGATCTTCAGTCATTTAATCACTCCAGTTCAATTTCATAATATCTAAACCATCCATCTGAACTCATCTTTTGCAGAATGTTTCTGTGAATTGTATTTTTCCTTTCTTTTGGGTCTAAATGACTTAACATAGATAGGATCTTTAAGTTTGTACTAACAATTACAGAGAGTCGTTTATATTCTTTGAATGCCTTGTTTGCAAGTGATTGCGGAAAATATTTCATCCCATCCGGAGGAAGAATCACATATAATATCCCGGTCAGTCCAATAACCCAATCTTCAGCTTCACACTGCTGAAATGCTGCACCGATATCTCCAAATGAAAACGTCATTCCAGAAGGGTGATTATGAAGGACTCGGTTATGCTTGAAATATTTCCATTCTGTTGGTAGAATATCAATCTCTCTGTCAAGGCCATTCTTTTTAAAAACAATACTATCTGTATCAGGATTTATAACAATAACAGTTTCAAAGTCCTGATCCTGAATCGGTTTCGCATACGTGATAACCGCTTCAACGGCACTTTTCCGGATAGGTATCAACGGATGTAATTCAGTATCATCCAGAGCATTCCGTGGCAGACTCCCGCCTATCTTTCCGGGTCTTCCCTTATGCTCATAAAACCCGCGAGATTTCTTTATCTCGTTTCTCAAATCCTGCAACATCAGAATAGTCAGAAAAATACCCATTGAATATAATAGAATGATCGTAACAAGATATTAAACAGGAAAGGGGGAGTGTGGGAACCCCTTTCAGAACACAACCGCACGCACCTTTTATTGAAAGAGACTCTTGATACAGTTTCCACAGATTTCCGATGGGGACAGAATACAGGTTTCAATGACAAATACAGGAGTTGAATGAGGTAACCTTAGTCTTACTGTTTGGCCGGGTCATCGCTCATGTTGCTCCCCTGCCAATACATAGGTTTGTGTGAAAGATAATATACAGGAATTACGTATCAAGAGGACCATAGGTTTTATGGCACCCCATTGTCGTGTATTGGAGACATGCACCGGAATCACCATGAACTTCGCACCGTTCCTGTGCCTGGATACACTGATGATGATCTGCTCGTTGTGTTGCTTCCTTTTTATCTTTCTGAGTGTAGGAATATCCTAACAGTTTTGCAATATTTGCCCGGTTTTCCTTGTAGTTTAGGGTTTTATCCATCAGCGATGAGATATCATGCGACTCGGGATCTAATCCAGCTGCAACCATATCCTGTTTGATTCTTAGCTCTGCCAGGGAATGAGATGATGTCTTTGTCTTTGCTTTTTGGTTCTTTACTGGTTTCTCAACTTTCTCCGGATAATACCAGTCGTCGCCGGCACCCATGATCGTATTCAGGGTTTGTTCATACATACCCTGATTACTCATATCATATCCGGGTTGTTTCTGGATCTGATTTCGTTTTCTTGTTATCGCACGCTTAAATGAGTCAATAGATTTGGACCGGCTTAACGTCGATTCCATATCATCTAATGCCCGCGTAATCTCTGACCTCTGCTCAGCAGAGAGTTTGATGATGTTTGGGTGATTCAGGGTATGTTCCCGGAGCCTAGATAAAGAAGGTTTATCCTGGTCCGGGCTTACCAGTTTTTTGTATCTAACCTGTTTTGACTTAACCGGTCCTGTCTCGTTCTCGGCTATCTCTTTTAATTTTGTACGAGTATCAACACCAAACTCTGCGACGGTTTCTTTTGCTTTCTTTTTCTCGGTTGTCCCTAATCCGGTTGCTATTTTCTTTTGATCCGGGTCGTGGCGTTTGTCGCCGGATGTGAGCGGGGATGATGTAGGTTTGATTAAAGGTTTAGATTTAGGTTCAATTTCTGAATTTTTCAACAGATCTACTACATCCTGATATGCATTCACATGATTATCCCAATCTCCTTTATCATCAAATTCCTTTACTTTATCCTCGAAATATTCGATTAATCCGGGTTTATTTCCCCCATGTTTGTTTACATCTACAATCCATGTTGCAGCATCGGTATATGCATCATGTTTCTCGAAAGATTCATCTGACTCATTGGGGTCTTTAATTTTTGAGAGTAATGTACCCTCAAAACTCCTAAGTTGTTTTAATGAGAAATCATCATCTCTCCGTTCTCTCTCAAATTTAACATCGTAGTCTTCAAGTGGTCCCCGCTCATCCCTACGCTTAAATTCAGCAACTTTTTGTTTTAGGAATTTAATATCCGAATGGTGTAGAATACTGCTTGTTTTTCCACCGTTTGCGGGTGTAAATGACAACTGAAATTTCTTATCATCTCTTTGGTGGATCTTATAGGCACCGGCTCCATGATACCCTGCTTTGGTCCGATGCATCACCGACCCATCTTCCTGTTTCCGGAACGCAGGGAGGCGTTTTTTCGGAGTTGTGCCCCTTACAGCATGGAGATCCTCTGAATTGTAATATATTCCACCTTTCGGACCGGTATGTAATTTAACACCCTTTGGTGGCTGCACACCGGATTTTAGATATTTCTTAGCCTTTTGAATCTCATTTGAAATGTCGCGTAATCTTAAAAGCATCAGATAAGACATAAGAAAGAAAAGAATGAATGAATAAATAAATGGGAAATGAAATCAAGGATATACAATAGAATCTTCTAATGTATTATACAATTTTCGTGTTAATTGAAACCCCTCTTTTGAGATACCCTTCAACTTGCGATACAATTCAGGTGAAGGCTCCTGTCCTGTCGTTTCAGAGTAATCATTCATTTCCTCTCGAATTTTATTTATTTTTTCACATAATCGGTCCATTTCAGTCCACCCGGTTTTATCGTATGGAACCACAGTGTCTTCATCTTCATCGAGGACCGGACCATATATCGCCTCAAAATATTCGTCGATTTGATTAAGAATCTTCGGAGATTGATTATCTCGTGGTACTCCCTGTTTTAGATCTTCGCGGGCTGAATTGTTAGCCTGATGAAACTGATTGATTAACCCATCTAATTTTTTATCTCCGGTCCTCATTGACCTGGAAATACTCCCCCCACGTTTTCCGGGTCTGCCTAAATGCCCGAAATTCCCCCGTGCTTTTTGAATGACATCCTCAACATCAACATGCAAGTAAATATCTAACCGCTGCTGGTCGTTCTGAACCCGTCCTTTCCTCACAATTCCTTTCTGGACCGGAGCGGATGCCTGCTGAACACCCTGAATAGTATCGGTCCCATCATAGGATTCAGCCTCTCCCCCCATCCCGGAATCATCACCCTGGTCCTGACCTCCGCCCATCATCCCGCCAAACATAGCGGATAAAGACGTCTGGTTCTCCAGTCCTTCCAACTCTTCTATCTCATTTGTTGCAAGATCATCTCCCAATTCAGAGATCTTTGCTGCAAGCTTTGGAGCCATCCCGGTCTGCAGCAATGTTGAATAGGTCATTGCCCGAGTCTGTTTGATACTGGACCGTTTCTGGTCATCATCAAGCGAGACAGACGGAATATACTCAAATTTCCAGCCCTTTTTGTATCCCGGAAGATATGGGAGAATGTCTCGGTTTATCCGAGTTTCAAACAGTGAGATGAGCGGGAATAACATCCTGGATTTCGTCACATTCGTCTGAATATACGCAGTTGCCCGGTTCATGTCTCCCGATCCAAAATCAGCGGGTGAAAATCCAAACATCGACCAAACAATCTCAGATATGAACTTCTGGCCCTGTAACCACTGCATATCCACCATTGTAGGAGTCAGATGCTGCAGTTCTTCGTTTCCAATGAGATGAAGAATTCCTCCAAAATTATCCGGCCCTATCAGATCTAACTCGATCTCTGCTTTCCGTTCTGCTAACTGCTGGAATGATGAGATATCTGGATGTTTCCAGACTGTTCCGGGATTCATTCCATTCGCAAACGTCATCCCTGCGGCTTTTGTAGAATCTAACAGCGTCTCAAGATACCATCGGAGATGGTTGATAAAGTCTGTTCCGTATGGGGTATCAGTCCGGGGATACATCATAAAATATGAGACCTCATCCGGCTGGAACTCGATGTATACCCCTTGTTGCGAATGCTGCCAGAATTTCTCTCGATATCCGTGGGACCAGAACCCCTGGAGTTTCATCCCGTATTCGTTCTCAACCGTCTGCAGCTCCCTATCTATTCCTATCCAGAACTCCGGTCCATAATATGCTTTGAAATCAAGAAGTTCGTCCCGTTTGTTTAATGTTTTAACCCAGACACCAGCATCGTACCGGGTAATGTCCCGGCACGTCATTTTTACAATATCATTAAGAGTATCGTCTTTGTTTGGTGATTCAAGGAAATCTATTGCGTCGGTAACTTCGTTCCGGTCCCTATCCTTCACCGTCCATTCAAGAGCTGATACATAATCCTGGATAGATTTCTCACACAGAGCATAGGTTGCGTTTTGTGCCAACCGGTCATTTTCATGGCGGTTAAACCCTTTTCTGTATGTTCCATAGATATTTGGGTAAATAGAGGTTGATGCAATCGCTTTTCGATACTGCATCGCTTCCTCTTCTTTCATCGTATCGATCTGTTTCCGGAGATTATGATCGGCCAGATAATATTTTTCCCAGTTTGCCCGCATCCGGGTATCAAATCCTACTGAATGAGCTTTCTGCATGACTTCCGCAGCATTTACAAGCGGGTTTATCAGGTATGCCGGAGGGTCCGGTGAGAAAAATGATTGAGCTTTCCGGATAATTGGTTTCAGTGATGGAAGCCGGGGATATTTCATTGCCCGCTGATGGGTGAGAGAAAGAGATAAACAGGAAATATTATTGAACAAATTTAACCGTGCATTCAAATCCTTGAAGGTTCAATTTATCACAGACATATTTTGCCGCTTCATAATCTGGATTTGGAGAGTATTGATAGGTATCCGGATGATAGGTCTCTAAAATATCTTTTACCACTGGTTTGAATGTTTTATCATGATATTTTATTTTTTTCCGATATAACTGGACTATCGGGTCTCCTTGGCAGAGAACAATCGCCGGATAAGTTTCCCCCGCATCAAGTATTATAGCCATCGATGTGCCACTCCTGACCGTATAAACAGCAAATTATCATATCAAAGTATTCTCCATCTTCCATAGCAAATTTTGCCGGATCTTCGTGTAACTTCTGAAGACCCATAGATATCAGTTCAGAATACCCATATTTTCCGTAATCTTTCCCACAATACGGATCTGAAAACTCATCTGCCCGGTAATACTCATTATCATCATAGTTTTCACTTATAGATTTTAACGGTTTTAACTCCTCGTCTTTTGTCCGGTATCTGAAAAACTGACTTGAATTATATTTAATCACATCTACCTGGTGTTCTAGTGCATGACCAAATTCATGAATAATTACATGTTCCCTTGTATTATCCCAACCGTGAAGAAAAATCACATCTTCAGAACAGCAACTCCTGGATTTTTTATTTACATCAATATGGATCCCTAATGTGCATCCATCGCGTTTTACAATATTTGATGACGGGAGATATTGGGATACCAGTTTTGTTATCCGGTCCTGATCTTCAGGAGAACATTCGTTTGGATATCCTTTCATCTTCCGGTTACTGTTATCTTGTACGATGGTAAGATCTGCCCGTGAATCCGTTGGAAGATACTCAAAAATAGAATCACGTATACGGTTGGATGACTCATTTAAGAAAACATTGAATTTATAATAATGGTTCTTTTCTTTCCGGTCCCATGCCTTCTTTTCCGGATGATTATCAATCTCCTCATTATATTTCCACAACTGTTCCTGTAACTCATTTAATCGTGCCTCTCCTTTGGCTCGTTCTTCACTCCCTTCCGGAAGAGATTCAACTTCTCTCCGGTAGGGACCGATACCCCTCATCATCCGGTTTCGTTTTGTAAACATCTCTTGCAATACTGGATTATTCTCCTGCTCTTCGTTTAAACGCCGACTCTCATCTTCGAACTGTTTCTTAATCGCCTCTTCCTTCTGAAATGTAGCAATCGTTTTCATTCGGATGAACTTGCCAAAATCGTTATGTTTTAATGTGATCTGACTCCCTGATTTATCCTTAACTAGCATACGATATTCAACCGGAGATTCTTCGTCGTATATTTTATGATTTACAACAACCTCCATATCTCCTACCTTCAGTTTATGGTCAAGATACTCTTTTCCCTGGTGATTTATTGCATTTTCTTTCAAATCAGTTTCAACAATCTTATGCTTTATTTTTGTATCCGGATCATGGATAATGCGTTTTTTGGTCGAAGTTTCTTGTGATACTGAATCTGCAGGACCAGATATCTTATGAGAATCGGTTTCATAATACATACCACCACGCTTACCTCTTTTGATTGTCACTCCTTTTGGTGGTTGTTCTCCTCTTTGGATATATATCCGAGCCTTTTGAATTATCCCAGGAGATATAGACGAGATTTCACGCAACTTAAGAAGCGTGAGATAATAATTCATACAGAGAAATTGAGACTGAAATACTTAAACAGGAAATAAGATGAGGTTATTCCTCGATAGGTGAGAACCTGAACCCATTATCGCCGGGATATTCAGTTCGATGTTCGTTCTCTCCCCACCATATATCATCAGGAATACCATCAGGGAACGCTTCACAGGAACGATCTCCATGAAGAAATTTACATTCAAAACATATTGGAGGTCTTAGTGTAGTCATATTATAATCCTCCGATTGAGAAATTTTCAGGATGTAGATTCATGGTTGCAAGAGATGCGATAATATGATCATGAATCGGTTTCGGAATGTGCTTTACACGTTCGGATCTTGTCATAATTGCACATATAGCTTCTGCAACATATTCCCCATGTGCCCCGCTGAAAGACAAATAATTTGTATGTTGAGAATATTGAGACAATTTATATGCTTTTGTTTTCTCTTCAGATGAAGCATTATTAAACCACGTGTCAGTTTTTTTAGTTAATTCCCGGTTCGTTATTTTATCATCTATACAATGACCCAATTCATGCCAGAGCGTACCGGTTGCTGTAGGACATGGAGACCATGGAACTCCATCAGCGTTTCGTGATGCAGACAATTCATTTGCTTTGATCATGATGTCATCATTCTGCCAGAACTTATCACCTTTCCGGAGATTGATCTTATTTGTCCGAGAACTGTATTGTGCAAGAGCTCTTTTATTCGTCACCTGCCCAGGGGTTATCTCTGCTAGGGGTAACGGTCCTCCTAATTCAGATTCTACTTTTGTAAGCCATGCTGCTAACATATGAATCCCGTTAATTGACATCCCTTCAATATCATTCACTGGAGTTTTACAGTTCTCTTTTATGTATCGTATCCCTTCCGGAACAGTTTTAAACAATGTCAGATGCGACTTATCCTTTACTTTTCGTGGTGCTCTCGTTTTTGCTGCGGCCTGTTTCCGCATCTCTTTTGCCGTCTGCTTCTCTGCATAGTTCTTCGTATAGGTATCAATCTCTTCCTGATTCGTTGACCGAGAACCATAATACTCGTAAAAGTTCCGGTCATTTCCTCTCATATGGGTATCCATCGGAGTTTCTACACCTTCAGGAGATTTGTGATATAATGTCTGGGTTTTCCTTCCGGAGTTTCTGACAACATATGATCCTAATTTTCCTGATGTATACACATAATCCGGACGATGAACATCAAAGGGACCATCATACTTTCCAGCACGTGTTTTCAAAACTTTCATCTGCTGAACGATTGGAACTTCCCATGATCCATCCTCATTCTGTTTCCATTTTGGAAGTTCATCATACGAAAAAACTTCAACAGGATAGTTTTCAGTCTTTATTACTGAAATATCAGACGGAGATTGAATCCCATGTGTATCGAGATATGCCTGCGAATTTTTACTGATCGCCGCCAATCTTCCCATAGAAGCAAGTTTTACAATCCGGTCCCGATGTTCTTCAACCGATGATGTTCCTTTCTTCTCAACCTTCTTCATTGTAGTAATAGCATTACTCACCCTTTCATGTGCAATTTCAGGAGTAACGCCTTCCCATACAGACATTTTCTTTCCGTTCGGCTGGACCCATACATTCATCCATATAGTAGAATCATTCGGCTTTAAAAACGACTTTCCTGATGGAGTTACGATTTTTTTGAACAGGTCTTCTCCAGTTGTTGAAATCATTTGAGAAACAATCTTTCCATACCCATCTTTTAACTCTTTTTCATACGATATCTTCTCTTTCGATATCTTCATTTCTTCCGGTTTAATCTCTGAAACATCTTCGGTCTTCTGACCAATTGTATTTTGTATCTTCTCTATTGGTGCCTTTCGTGCAGCATACCGGTCCTTATTCGCTTTCAGTTTGGCATTTACTTTTTCGTCAGTATCCCCACGTCGAACATAGATATTGTATAATCTCTTCCCTTTGATTCCACCGTATTCCGGCTGAGGTAAGAATTCTACTGATTCCGCTCCTTCACTCATTAATTTCTGCCGGATTTCATCCCATTGATCTTTAGTCACACCCTTACTCCGGACCAGCTCATGATGTTTTCCAGCAAATTTCGTGTGTTTGTCTTCGATAATGTAATATGTCCCGCCTTTCGGTCCTTTGTGTAACTGAACGCCTTTTGGTGCCTTCTGACCCGGTTTAATGTATTTCTTGCCTTTTCTGATTATTCCAAGCGAATTGTGGGCTGATATATCCCTGAGACGAAGAAGCATGAGATAATGAGACATATACAGAAAAAGACTATAAGAAAAGATAAACGGGAAATATCACACTGGAAAGTGTATGAATTCCAGTTTATCATTTCTCCCGTTAATCATCTAATATGCCTAATATCGTCCATAACATCCTCACCAAAACCGCTGAAGATTCCGGACACATCAACCTCGATAAAGCTAAATGGATTGATGCAGATATGAGTGGACCGGTCCCGGTTCGTCATACTCTGAGAGCAGGAGCATTATTCGTGTATCGTGGCGGGTTGGAACGAGAACTGATTTTGTCTCCTGAACTGGTAGGAATCGGGTTCAATCCTCAAAAAAGTGGATACACCATGATAAAACTGGTATTCAGTTCAATTCCGGTGATGCGATACGAACGACTGAGTACCCTGGATGCATTTGGACCGGTGTTTTTGATTATGAAGATGGAAGAGAAGAAAGAAGAGAATATGATTGTAGGACCGGGGAGGGTATGGGAACAGGGGTATTTTATTGCCGGAGTAGTTGAGTTAACACCTACTTCAGTAACACTTGCAGGAAAGAGAGGAACACCGATTTAATCTTCTTCTTTTGTGTAAAGAAAGTATTTCAATGCATACAATTTCCCATTTGGTGATCTAAAGTGAATATTTGTCCATGAATTCATTGCAAATGGTTTGGATACGTGCCCGTTGCAAAAGAAATCTTTACACACATCGTCTTTTGTATCATGTACCACACATCTGTTATCTTCAGTTAAGAAACAGCATTTACCCGATTCCGTAAACGGGATTATTACCCCATGTTCTTGATGCACTCCGACAATGTCTCTTACTGCATACTTCCGGTGTTGTTTAAACCATTTTACGTTAAACATTATGGCATTGCAGCATTTCCCACATGCATCACATTGATAGCCTACAAATTTACCTCTCTCAAAGATTTCTTTTACCATTTTCTAACCTCTATATTTGTTCCAGTTTCCCATTCCTTCAGAATATTTATTTTTCAATATCGTCCGGGATACAACACCGGGTTCTGCCACACTTGTTGACCGGTTAAAAGCCAAACTTAACGCGTCAACAATATCATCATGTGCTTTTGGGTCTTCGGATGGAAACCGTTCCAGTTCATCTAACATGACTTCATTCCAGTGGCCTTTTACCATCTTTACGTTTCCCGCTTCAACATGAGCGGATACCGGTTTTGCCCGGTCCACCTTGCTCCCGGTTGACCTATGACCTTTGAAGGTATAGCCCCGGAGAACTTCGCGGGAATAATGGTCGATAACATCGACGCCTGAGCTCCCAGGTTCCTGTTCCATGAATATCCTAACATTTCTTCCATCAATATCAGCGGTTTGTTTTATCAAGTTCTCATTCTGTAACGGGCTTCCCTGTTGACGTTTCAGGTCTATGATATAGGTTAGTCCATGATACACTCCTATCTTTACTCCGCAGGTCCAATCTCCTCCTCCTTCTGTTGCGGCCTTATCCCAGGCTCGGACCATATTACATTCTGTCGGATAGGTATCAACAATCTCAAACCATGACCGCTTGAACATGGTTCCGGATGTTGGTTTAATCTTCCAGTTTCCGCCTAACAATCGTTCTCGGTCCACGAGATTTAATGCAAGAAGGTTTGCTCGATAATCCGGGTTTTTGGATTCGAGTATTGGGTTATCCTCAAGTTTTGCCGGGATGAACGTGACCGATTTTGGTCTGAAATGTTCACGTTTTACAAACAGGTGAACCTGTTTAAAGAGTAGATCTGGAGTATCATCCCAGAATATCTGATTGTTGTAACGGGCCATCCATCGGATCTTTCCTGCTCGTTCAGGGATAGGATAGCCTGTATCCTGGTCAATCCACCATGAAATAAACTCTGCAACCCATGATTCAGCGTCCGGGTTTGTAGTAGCTCTTACATATGGTTTCACACCACATACAGACCGATTACGAGAAAGCATGTAAAAAAATTGTTTTGCCGAAAAATGCGTCAGTTCGTCAAATCCGATAAAGGCTATTTGTGAACCCTGCCAGTCATTGACAGTTTTGTCATATTCAAGATGTGCAAACTTAACTTTATTCGCATAGGGAGGAAAGATCCATTCCAGGGTAGTTTCTCGGGGAAATGCTCCCACATGTGGATAGATCTCATTTGATGTATCCCATAACCCTCCTTCGTTTCTGACCTGTGTTGTGTTCCGCCGGAAGATAACCGCTCCATACCCTTTTACGGATAAAATATGTCTGAGCGGTTCCATGAGGATAGCAAATGATTTCCCGGAGCCTGCAGATCCTCCATAGATAGCGATATCTGCCGGAGTAGTTAAGAATAATTCTTGTGGACCCTGCTGAGGTCTCATCTCTTCATTTGTCTCTGCCATTGTCCGGTATATAGATCATAATATTGTTCTGCGGTGCGGATGCTGCCCGGTTCGGTCCTATGTCACCGGTGAGTTTTGCTTTCAGATCATAGTATCTGACCTGTTCTTTTGCAGCTTTGATGAGTAAGTGGTGGTCTCCGGCCTTCTCAGCGAATTCTACCACCCGATCAAGTTTCTGGATCTTCTCATCCACTTCTTTGAGAGTTGTAACCCGTTCCTGGATGATTTCAAGTGCGACTTGAGCTTCAGGTGTTGGGACCTGTACCTCGATCTCCTTAACTTCAGGTTTCTCTTTGAATGAGTCAAAATAACGCTGGACCGACTGAGGATTAATCTTCGTACCAACTTTCTGTGTGAGTGCTTCGGCTATCTTCCGTATCGACAAACCTTTGTTCCGTAATCTATGCGCATCTCGCTCCAATTCTAGAACCAAGATTATATTTTTCGGCCTTGCCATGTACCGCGTACCTATTAGTGTACCGACATGCTTAAACGGCTATTAAAAAAAGAGTTTAATCATCGATGACAAATGGCTGGATGTCATCTTTGAAACACTTTTCAATATCATCCGGTTCAAAGATAGTGAAAGAAACTATAGTAATATTATCATATGAACAATCACCAGATGTAGCTTCTACCATTCTCTTTGAGTTCAGTTTTGGAGCAGCAAATACCCAGAGATCACAATGAGGGTGTGTACAGAATCTACAGTTACGCTCTATCCATTCATTCATACAATATTTTTGAACCATACACTATCACCACATGAATTTGGAATCATGTAACTTTTGCCAGAATATACGCAGACACAGACGCAATTGCAGCACTAATAACCACCAGGATATATTCCCGGTTATGATCTCCGGTCTCTCCTTCTATCTCATCTGTTTTCTGGGAGACATCCAAATGCGATTTCAATTGAGAATTAAGATTTTGAATCTGTTCCGCTCCTCTATCCAATCGGGTTTCAATCTGATCTATCCGTTGAATTTCAAACTGTTTTGCTCCTAGCCGTTTCATCTCTGCTTGTTCAAGAGCATCTAATCTAGACCATACCCGATCCCAATTTGGCTCTTTCCGGCAGTTGTGTTCCACGTCAACTATCCGGACCTCATGATCAGCAAGAGTTTTCCGGATTTCTTCTGTAAATTTCTCTAGATTCTGGTTTGTCACATTCAATCGAGAGTTAAGTTCAGAAAGGGCTGCAGTCACCTGAGTAATTGCGACTGAATTTTCGGTTAATCGGTCCATGAGCTCAAAAAGTGATTCGGGATCCGACAGGCTCATGGACACCTCCGGATTAGGATATATCGCATGAGATATAGAGATGAATGATAATAAATAAAAGGGAAATGTCTTACTGGGTGAAGTGTTAAGGATTGCTTAATAGTTCAATTTTCTTATATAACTTCTCTAAAACTTCAACAGGCAACCCATCAAATCCATTTTTTTGCATATTTACTAATGTTTCATTCCAGATATCATCATCTTCAAAAGTATTCAGGAAAGATATTCCGGACTCTGTGAGATTATCTTCTAAAATAAATCCTGCATCTTTACATAAATCAATATGATATTGAACCGTTTCCATATCATATTCTAGGGGAATTGTTATCCTAGCATTATATGATTTCAATACTTCCCGGATAAGATTTATATCTCTTCTCATTTTTACCAACTCTCAAGTATCGCTTAATGGTTCAATTATACCTCTGCATTCCACGGTTTTGATTCTCCATTCACTAATATTGCTTTATTACAATGAGTGCAATATCCTTTGATGTCTTTACTCCAGTTCAATTGTATAACTACACCGGGTCCAAATCGTTTAATTAGTATTGAATTGCAGTAGGGGCATTTATGAGGCGTTAATTTATACCATCCATTTTTATTTTTTATATCCTGCTGTTCGCGTGCTGCTAATTCCACAGCTTTAAACATCGCATCTATTTTGTCTTGAGTCCGTTGTTTAGCCCTAATATCATTCAAAACTTTTACATAATCAATTAATATCATATCTCCATCACCAATTATCCTGAATTTCCGATGAGTTCAATGATCTCATTGCTTCTTTGATTGCATTTATTGGATCTGCCGGGATCTCCCACGGATTTTGAATCTGTTTAATTGGCATATTCAACAACTCTTTCTGATGTAACATAACTTGTTTAATGGATGTTTCATAGAATGATTTCATCTCTTCAAAATAATCGATATATACTCCTGTTTTAAATCCCGGTAATGGAACCACAATCAATGTATGATTTGGATTACTTTGTATCATTATCCCAGACTTATCATAGATATAAGGAGATTCCTGAATAACATATTCAGAAAATCCACATTGTATTACAATCGATCTATACTTTCGTGGGGGTTCTATTTTTTTGAAACTATTTATGGTGTATTTCTCAAAAACAGAATTTACCCATCGCCCGCGTTCAAAGTGTCCCATTATTTTAATCCTTTAATTTTGAAAGTCCAATTACCTAAAATTTCTAATACAGCATCACCAAAACTAGATATCAATTCAAGAAATCTGATTGCCAGTTCAAATATCACAAGTATGATTAACAATGGGGTCGCTGTAAGTATCAAGAATATATTTCCTACCAAGTTTCTAAATTTATTTACCATTTGTACAATTACTCCAAATCTATGTCTTACTTAATGCAATACACATAATAAATTCCATCTATAATTTCACTATTGTTTACAAAATACGTAATGGACTCTCGAACAAAGGATTGTCCATCTCCCCATTTTCGTCTAAAGATATACTCCTCTTCAAACCAAAATGTTCCATTTAAAAAATATTTAGCAATCATTTGATTGCCCGATCACATGGAATTTTCTCAGTGATTAGATTATCAATTTCGTCCATGAGCATTTCACCTTCATCCCAGAGTTTATTTCCTAATTCCATGCGAATTCTATAAATTGGATGTTTGCATGAATCACCATACGAAACCCTAGTATAATTTGGGCATTTGCAACCGCAAAAATTACAGCCCTGCTTTATGAGTTCATTGTGTTTTTCTTCTGCATTTAATATTCTAATTTCATAATCACTCATTCAATCACCCCGGAGTCTGTAATTTCTTTACAGGTATCAAACTCCCAATCGCCCCATCCTATCTGCATCAATCCTTGCTTAACTGCCTTGTTTGCATCTTCCACCCATCTACCTTTCTCAAAGTGGCCCATTACAATCTCATTCCCACATGTTGTTTGATTTGAGATATTCTGTTAATATTTGACCTACTACCCAATACTGATTTTGTGCATCTCTTGCGTGTGCTCTAATTAATACATCTTTTGTAATATCGGTATGAATATCTGCAAAATAAGATTCCATATTATCAAGATATTCAAAAAATTGTTCTACATTTATAAAACGATCCACCATTTCACACTGCCCCGGAGTTGATCTGCTGTCTATTACGCCACAACACATCAGCAATCATCATGGCAAAATTAGCAACATCAACGCATTCAGCCTCTTTTTCAACATCATATTCTGCAAAGTCTAAAGCAATCTCTAACTCTGTCACTTCATCTTTTAATCGCTTTAATAATGCCCGTGGCGGTTCGTTTTCCCACCCTCCTTTATAATCATTCAATCGAAGTGTTAGTTCCATTAATTCAGCAAATCGCAATACAGATTCACGGATTTCAATTGTATTGCTCATTCGATCACCCCTGATTCGATTAACTCATCCACCTCAACGTAACGGATATTATATTTACAGGGATATTTTCTTGATGCATACTCACATGAGGTAGTATTTTGGCACTCTTTAACTCGGTCGTTCCAAGCCGAACCGGACTTGTCGAGCCTGCATTCTGCACACCCATGAGATAAAATTATTAAATTTATGCAACCAGAGCACAATCTAATCGCACGTTCCTCAACCGGTGGGATCATTCTATCATTTCACAACGAAGCACCAATAATTCCCCCAACCACAATACCGATAGCAATACCTGATAAAAACAACATCTTCATCATACCCAATAATTGCCTATTCTGAAAGAATATAATCTCTTTAAACCGTTCTTTATCATATTCATTGTAAAAACCAGTATCACAATTAATCATTCTGAACTCCAGAAAAGTTCCCAATCTGCTTTATCCTCATCATGGTAATCTATCTTGCACATCCCCTGCAGACATCCGTACGGAGGGCATTCCCGGACGTGTGTCTCCTCATCCGAATGCTGTGTCACTTCGCACCGATTGCTATACCCACACTGGACACATATCCAGGTTGCTTTGGATTTCATTCAAAGTCTCCTAAGACACCTCTCACATTTCATCAATTCTTTCTTGTGCCGTGTCCATTTAGCCCCATCTGCAATTTCAAACGACCATGACTTAACTTTTCCCACTCGTTTATATCTCCCGTTTTCATCATGAGCGAATAAGATATTATTGATCTTTTTCCGGGAATATATCTCATGATACTTCATTATTCACTTCCTCCTCATTAATATAGACCCGGACTAACCCGGTCCCTCTGCACTTTTTACAGATATACCCGCGTTCATTTATCCCTTCTCCTTCACAATCAGGACAAAATAATATGTTATCTACCATAAATCCTCTAATTTTGTTACAATGGGCGATGGTTTTTTTCCCTCAGGACAATCATCAAACGGGTGCGGATAGTTCAAATTCAATCTTCCAGGAACAAATCCTTCACACCAATGGACCGGGAGTCCATAATTTTTATTAAATCTGCATCCGAAACAGTTCATAGCCATCGACCTGAACAGGTCCAACATACTTTTCCCACCGCGACACCACCGTTCCGGTCCGGCTTGAATAACTTCAGAGCGTTCGGATGAAAACAGTCTGATCTCTCGAATTCGTTCCAGGTGTTATCATCAAGTTTCTGAACCGCCTTTACCATTCGATGATACGGGCACCGGTGATCACATTTCGGGGAGGTCATTGGAACTTATCCTTCAGTCTCCCAGTATACCCCTTCATGATTCAAATGTTTGATTAAACATGCCCGTTCTGTTTCATCATCAGTGTTCATTATTCCAACAATTACATCATCAATATCCGCTGATATTTTCAAAGTCTGGAAAAAATGATCCAATGAGCCTTTCTTAAGCTGATACTCCACAGGCTTTCTCTCCGGTTAAAGTCATCTGCCCCTTTCTGATATCAAATTCATGCTCAATTCGATCATAGGTATTCTGATCCCAATACCAATTCTGACGAATGCCGGATCCTTTTGGTCCATAGAATTTTGTATCCTGCATTTTCCCATGGCATTTCCCTTCAGGAGTTATGCTGTGTTTCCCGTTTTCCATCTCCATATATCCCCAGGATATGAGAATGTTATATACATCATTTCGCTTCTTGTTCAAAGCCTTAGCAATTGATGAAGCAGAATACCACCCAGATTCAATATCTTCAATGAGTGGGATATCAGAAGGTGCCGGAAGAGTCAGAACAATATCCCGGTAGTATTCCAGATAGGGTGATCCGGTTGCCTCGATGGAAGCATTCAACGCCTTTTCATACGCCTTTGTCTTATCTGCTCCTTTCCGGATGTGTGATTGAGCGATATCGAGATTCTCATCAAGAACCTGGTCAACCTTCCCGGTGATTGTGTTCTGTTTTGCATCAGGTAACTGAAGGACTTCCCCTCTCTGGTATCGGGTATAGATATTTGCAATCTCATCCTTCTTCCGGTCAATGGCTGCGGCAATTTCAGGATCACTCATATGACCTGTGCTAATTTCCATAATTGCACGATTATACCCTTCAGTGGTCAAAAAAACAAATGATCTTGCACTATTGTTACCAGTAGCCATTTTGGCTACTCCTTCAAACAGTTGATAATAATCCGTTCTTGAAAACTTTCTATAATGAATACCTTCTGTTAATCGAGCAATTACTTTTGGAGCATGTTCCTTACGTAATCCAATCGCCTGATATACTTTGAGCCAATATAAACAAGGTTCTCCATCAATTACTATCCCGGTGATATTATCTTCCGTCTGTGCGGTAATTACTTCTACGTTATCGCCTAACATGTACCTGCTCCATTGTGAGTGTCACCGGTCTCTTCCTGCGAGGTTTGGGACCGGTATTCTTCTGTCGGTTCTGATACTCGTTCATCAATCAATCGGTTAATAAGAGAATCATACGATTCCCCAAATTTTCCAACAGATTTCAACTTATCACGAGTCCGATATGAGACGGTGAGTGATGTCGTTTGTCTCATGTAACTAATGTATGCCCTGTGAGATAATATACAGGAATTGCGAATTGAGAAAAAAAGGGTTATCTACAATCACACTTGACATGCTGATACGGGCAATACCTTCCTCTCACCTTCTCCGAACAGACGAACGTTCCCCGGAATTTGACCCGATACATGCATCGGGGCTTCACCCGCACTTGCTCCATGAACATTCAGTACACCGCCTGCACCCGTCAGCAAAGTTCACCGGAGCACCACATTCAGGACATGCCGGTCCTGATGTATTCACCTCCGGTTTTCCCTGGTCCTTGAGATGTTCTGCCAGGCACCTGCCAATAATATCCGCACACGATTTCCCTTCAGCCTGTTTATTCTTCCCGGCTGCTACACATGGATTCACTTTCCTGAGCTGCCGGATGATATCCGTTATCGGATGGTTGTTCCGGAGAGCGACGGACGCGAGCCTGCACATAGCCTCTATGGATGCGTTACATCCTCCACCGTTCGGGTTTGCTAATACCTCGATTATCTTACCGTTCTCATCGAAATTAACCGTGATATACAGCGTTCCGCAACCGGATGAATACTGCATGGTTTTACCGGTTAACTCTTTCTTCCGTTTCGCGGTTCCGTTTTTGTGGGTTTCTTTACCGGCTTTCATTACCGCATCATTCCGCGACCATTCACGAAGGAGGGTAAACCCTTTGATACCTGCTGCATGAGCTTTGAAAACAAGTTGTGAGATCTCTTCTTTTGTAGTATCAGATGATACATTACAGGTTTTGCTGATACTCTGGTCAACATATTTCTGCCATGTTGCCTGGTGATGTATCTGCCAGCCGGGCTCAATATCTGATGCAACAACATAGATTCTCTTATGTTCTTTACTGATGTATGGTGCATTCTGGATTGACCCGTGAGTGTATGCATACTCTAACAATTCTTCTTTGTGATCTGAGTAATGTTCATCCAGGAGTTTTTCATAGAGTGGGTGAATGATCCTATACACCGTATCTCCTGTTTTCAAGCACACGACTCTGTCATACACCCATTTGTATACCGGTTCGATTCCAGAAGAACAGTTAGCGAGGATTGATAGTGTTCCAGTTGGAGCAATAGAGAGGACACAGGCATTTCTCATCAATTGTCCTTCTTTATACGGTCCTTTTATTGAACCAACTTCAATTGATGTGTCAATCGCCTGCTGTTTCAGATGAAACCCTATTTTCTCAATTGCAAGAATGGCATCGTCAGAATTGTATGGAATCCCTGACTTGACCAGAAGATCAGCAAACCCCATAATTCCAAACCCGATCTTTTTACCTAGCATTGCACATTCAGCCACTTCAGGTAGTGGAAGTTCATCTTTGTCTACAATTTCATTTAATCCGATAACTCCGCTCCTAACAACTTCTTTAAACCGATTTATATCAAATTCCTGAACCGTTCCAAAATGAGAGAGATTTGCAGAACCTAGAATACATCTCTCTCCCCCTCCGGTTTTAGGATTAACACAGGCTAAAATTTCACCGCAATTATGAACAAATGCTCCAGAACAGATAGCATAGTGATTGATAGGCTCATTAAAATCCCATACTTCTGTCATTCCTGCATCTGAAATATCACATACTACTTCAAAATTCTTTTCAGGTTTGAACATTCTGCCGGGGATTCGTTCCATCTTATATGATTGAATGAATCCAATTGTTTCAAAGAACTTATCATAAGATTCCCCACTGATTACAATGTGCCAGGATTGTTTACAGGTATAATCACCATTGTAAAAGGTTTGAATCACTTCTCTATTATGCCACCAAAGTTTCCCTTTTATCCCAAATAGTAAAAGCATTTGTTGAACTTGTTGAAGCATCTCTTTATTTGAAGAAACTAATTGCAATTTAAAATATTTCTTTAGATTAGTTCCATTTGCACTAAACAATCCTTTGAGGAATGATCTCATCTGTTCTTTTGGGAGAGATAATATCCAATCAGGAATCATCCGTTCTGGCAAAGTTCCAATAAATGCATCTGTATAAATTGTCCCAAATGGAATGTTTATTAGATATCTACTTCCACAATCCAAATAGAATGAACCATTAAACACTGTTTCCAGTTTTGCTACAACCTCTTCATCTTTTCCCGGAGTAGCATAGATATATTTCATCCGTTTAGAGGCTTTATGATACGAACCATCCCCAAATTCAAATCCAAGGATTTCATAATCACAATCAGGATGGGGATTAATCCCCACCCAATCATATTCTCTCACTTGAAACGCGATCTTCTTATCCATCAGATATTGAGCCTCACACCAATCTCCATCTTTTAATAAGAATCTGTGGTCTGGTGTAGTAATCCATTCAAATCCCGATTTCGTAGTGATCCTGATCGTTTCCTTTATTCCATTACTCCAAGTGTTCGATTGAGAATATCCTGATCCATTCCAAATATTATGATTACATTGAGATATCTTTTGAAGTCCGTCAGTTGTAAATAATAATGAATCTTCATGCAAACAAGGATTGCAGGTGTAAATATCTCCTAATACCTCTTTCATCGGGTTAAAACGATTCGCATTCTCAAAAAAGAGAATTCCGGGTTCACCTTTCGAATACATCCCGTCGATAATAAGATTAAACAATTCTTTCGCCGGAATTGTTTTGAATATGCGATCATTCCATCGCAATTCCCACATTGCATCATTCTGAACCGCTTCTAGGAATTTATCTGTAATGAGAACGGATAGATTAAAATTCTTCAGATCTGATTCATTATCGGATTTTGCTTTGACAAAATCTATTATGTCCGGATGGTCATCATTTAGGATTGCAATTGCAGCTCCCCGTCGTCTTCCTCCCGATTCTACGGTTTTCACCATTGAATTAAAATTTTCAATAAATGCAATTGCCCCGGATGAAGTGCCCCCGGTTCCTTTCACGGGGGCTCCTTTTGGCCGGAGTGGAGAAAAATTGATTCCGACTCCCCCACCAACCTTAAAGATCTTCGCTGCTCGTTTTAATGTGTCATAAATCTCATCTAGTGAATCGTTAATAGGCAAAACGAAACAGGCAGACATCATAGGATGAGCGGTTCCTGCATTCATGAGCGCCGGAGAGTTGTAAAGGAAGGTTCCGGAATCCATGAGGTCTTTATCATTCGTCTTTAGAAATGAGGATACACGAGTTGTAACGTCAGAAAAGGTTTTTTCACCCGGTTGTAAATAACGGTCCTCAAGAATATCCTGTAACATCCGCTGATAATCGTTCTGCAAAGTATCACCTGTGAGAATACCCCGGATGCGGTAATGAACCGCATTCGCTGATGATCCGAGGATTATTGTTCTCCCCTTCGCTCGGCCATTACCACGGAAGGTCATTAGGGGAGATACTCCTGACCGGAATCGAACCGGTGTCACCGGGCCCAGTATGATTGACCACTACACCACAGGAGTTCAAAACAGAATGAGATCTGTTTTATCCGTCTAATTCCGGATTGCCAACACGTATTTCGCGACACATACTTCTCCATAGGAATTACCCTATGGGATGCTCCTTTACGGAATTGAACCGTTTGTTATCCTGAAAGGAGTTGATGTATTCTGATAACGGTACATCACCGTTCCATTACCCGTCAAGGCCCTGGGTTTACCGCATTCGGTAGGTGTGTTCCAGAGTTGCGAATCTACTAGATCATAACCCCTCTACACCTCACCCATTGAAGCGAGTGAGGGAATGGACAGACCGGGAGTTGAACCCGGAGCCTTCCGGATGCAAACCGGACGCTCTGCCGTTAGAGCTACCCGCCCAAAAAATAATTTAATCCCGGTCCTCTGGCTTTACCTTTGGATCGATTTTTGGTGTTTCTCCAGTCACATATATCTCAAACATCCGAGATCTGCCTGATTCGATGAATTGTTCCTGGTCATACTTGCCAATAAGGAATTGGACCGTATGAGGTTCTTTCTGCACGGTGAGCAGTCGTGAAGGAAGATCGACTGCATAGGACTCATATCGTCCGGACGTATACACTCCGGTTGAGTTCATACCTTTTTCATTATCTTTGATTGCAACCGGTTTTCCGTCGAAGAGCATCTGAAGAGCAAATTGAGCCCCGTTCTTGAGGATTTCTATTCCTACGAAGATTTTTCCATTTGTTGTGCAATTGAGAGTCTGAATATCTGTTGAAAGGACCGGTTTTGGCCGTAAGGCTGCTTCCTGTTCAGAGGGTCCGATACCAACTATGTTAATGACTGGCATGTGATTATCCTGGTTGACCGACTGTCTCGGTCTGCGGTTCGTCTGGCGTTACTGTTTTTACTTCATACGGTCCCGGAGGAGCAGTTGAAGCAAGTTCCTGTGTCGCTGCTTTCACTACCGCCTGAATACCCGGTTCATATCCTTTAATCCACCCGGTTGATGGATGGTTAGCCAGATACCCAAATATTCTGGAAAGAGCAGCTTCTAACTCATCCATGAACTCAAATGTAGCCTTTACGAATTCCGGAACATCGGGTTCGGTTACGATTATCTGACCATCGGCCATTATCCTAGCTCGAGATACAACCATACGGGCATAGTTCCGGGATATGTTGACGACAGACCGGAGTTTTAGATATAATACCCCTGCTACTACCCAGGCGATGATCATTCCTATCCATGCTGGATCAATGCCGAAGGGTAACAATGATTCCATGCAAAAGAGATGGGTGGGAGAGAAGATAAACGGGAATTCTATTCAGCCGTTGTGTTTGTCGCATTCACGAATTTTTCTAATCTCTCTGATGATATTGAAGAGACAGTGTATGTCTCTTCTTCCGGTTCTACGATTTCATATCCGTTCCATGAATAGTCAAATCCGACATTGAGCGGTGCGGTTTCGTTGGACCGGGTAACGGTATGATCATGGACGCCGTATGCAAGACTTAAATCTGATGAATTTTTATCGAACCCTGCTTTCAGATATCCTTTCAGATCGTTGTAATAATATCCATCTTTTGAGGTTGCTGTTATATCGTGGGTGAGCGTGGTTCCTGCAATTTCTATTGATGACTGATACCGGGACGAATTTGTTGCCATGATTCCCGTTAGATAATCAACCGATTGGGACGACGGATATTTCCCGGATGGACCGGTCCCGATATCTCCAAGATCAGTGTCACATATACTATCCGGAACATTTGCCTGGTAATCTGCCATTGCACCGGTCTCAAAATAATTGAGCATGTGTGATGCAGATATATCCATCGTGCTAGAAAATGTCTCTCCAGAGGTAATTTGCTTTGCATACCCTGATTTCCCTAACGTTGTAAACTGGTATGATGCCGCATGGTAATTCTCCGAATCGTTGACAGTTCCAAACTTCATTATGTTCGACCCGGTTGTACCCCATTGCTGAAAACAACCGGACGAATCTCCTCCGTTTGAATATCCCTGAGATTCGTAAATGTCTGCGTTTACTACATGAGATAGAATGAGGGCGATGAGAATCAGAACAAGCCCTGTTGCAATGAGATAATTATTCGTCTTCATTGAACGGACACCTCTCTTCCTGTTCTGCTCTCGCTTGTTGATGTTTTCGTTGATTCCGACGTTTTTTTCTTTTAAACGCCTGGTCAAAATCATCCGGACCGTACGTTTTTATCTCTTCTGTCATAGGGAAGAATAGGTGGGAAGGAGAGATATAGGGGAATTATTGTTAGAGTTTGTTCAGATAGTATCTTGATCCCACCGGTCCTTTCTGTCCCTGATACTTTGAACTCTTCCGGTCCCCATACCCGTTCTCAGCTTCTTCAGTTTCATGGAACACCAATTGACCGATAGGCATATTGGGAATAAGTACAATGGGTCTTTTCCCTGCGTTAAAGAGTTCAAGAGTAATTTGTCCTGAAAACCCGCAATCTATCCATCCGCCGGTCTGATGGTTCTGTAATCCTAACCGTGCTAACGATGACTTACCGTTCAGTTCTGCGCAGATGGTCCGGGGAAGAGAGATATATTCAACCGTGGATCCAAGTATTAATTGACCGGGTGAGATGATAACCGGTCCGGTTTGTTCTACCCATCCGATTGTAACATCACGTTCGTTGTATGGATTGATAGGGGTTTTTTCATACCCTTTTTGAAAACTAAACTTTTTTGAGAGGGTTATGTCCAGGCTATTTGGATTCACCAACTCTTCCCGGTACGGTTCGACTCCTAAAACCTCATTCAAGATCGCTGCTTTAATCTGATGATCGACGAGCACCATTGTTTTTTACCAGTTTTGACACTTTTGTCCAGAGAGAGATCGGAGACGCATCCCAGACGAACCCTGGATATTTCTCTTGAGCATAGGTTGCGATATCTGCAAGCATGTCCTGACAAGTGGGTTCGATATCTGCCCGCTCTCCTTTCATTTTACCGGAGAAATGAACGTGGCCGGAGACCGTAAACATTATTCCCTCAGGGTTTTGATCAATTCCTTTTTCTTGTCGATATCTGACTTTGCCTGTTTCAGCAGATATACGATAACCGGTTCATCTCTCGCTTTTGCAATCCGTTTTGCACATTCATATTCCCGCTTTAACTCATTCGGGAGTTCTACAGTTTTCCCACGAGGATAGGACCGGACTCGTGATTTCTTAACGGATTCTTGAGTTTCATGAAGTCCTGGTTTTAGTGAGGGATTTTGAATATCGGTTGAAGATTTTTCTGGTTTCTTTTTCATTTCTTCAATCTTTTTGACCTGCTCTTCAGTGAAAAACAGTTTGTGATCGATAAATTGGCCTTCGATTTTGTGTGCATCGACATAGGTCCGGAGAGTTGATGCTTTGTATCCGGTCCTTTCAGCGGCTTCTTCTGCGCTGATTGTAGCCGTGTTTTGAACAGATGTCGTATTCTTTACATCCTTATTTGGATGGACTATTGCCCGAATGGCAGAAATATGATTTGCACTAAACCAATACCCGGTTGGTGTTTTTTTACCAGGGAATTCTCCGGTTCCGGCTCGCTTAATCACTTCTGCTTCTGGGATGTTAACAGATGTCGCAACTGTAATTGGAGGATAATGCTCCGATCCATCTATATTCATTGAGAATTAGTATCGGCACGAAGAAAGATATACAGGAATTGAAAAAAGAAGGTTAGTCGTATTTTTTATGAGTGTTTACTTTCCCGCCTACTGTAAATGACCGACCACACCCATGACATCTAAACCGTGGTTTCACGCGAGTTTTAGTCTCCAACCACTCGTTAAACATAGTGTCTTCACATCCACACCGAGGGCAGGGAGGTCGCTCCATCGGATTTATCCGTCTATCTCCGGGTTTATCTGTGAATGCCGGGCCATCCACATACTGACGACCACATGAACGGCAAATAAATGTCTGCCGGAAAAATCCACCGGAATATTTTTGAATGTTTCCCAGAATAACCGGATGACCACAAAAAATACAATTTGTCATTTAGTCCAACCGGATAACAATAACTCTGGATCCTATCCAGTCTTTTGGTACATCTACCCGTGCCCCGGTCCCCTGGGGTTTTGCAATCCGCTGTTTATTATCCTTCTCTCCGAGAATTTCAAAATCAAAACCGTGAAATTCTTTCTTAAATTCCTTGTTTGATGATGATATTGAGAGAGATACAGTTGTTTCAATTTTATCAATTAAATCATCTCTTTGGTTTTTAAACCGCCGGATAATTGCATCGAGACCTCCACGAATGATAACTCCATCATTACGAGCATCTATCTCATACGATCCTGCGAGGTCTTTTATTTCATCATCGGTTGTTTTTGAAGTCAGTTCTTCAATTCGATCCACAAACCATTCATCCGCATCCCAAAGACCTCCTTCCTCAAGGAGGTGAAAATGATTGTACGGATTTTGCTCAATATCATATTCTAGTGAATACAATTCCTGTTTTGCATCATCGCTAAATTTACCTTTCCAATTATGTCCGTCCCAATATGATTCATATCCTGCACAGATCTTTTCGATTCGTGGGAGGAGTTCATCAACGTCTTCCTTGAGATACCTGGGATCAACATTGTTTGGAAGCAAAATTAATCTCCGGAGCCCATGCCACACATCCATCGGAGAGCAGTTATCATTATAATACGTGCCTACTCCAATCTCTTCATTTTCCCAATCAATTGAGAGTCTGATTTGCGATTGGTAATTGTTGTTGAATGGGTCTTCTTCGATCAGATCAGTCGTGTTCTCAAACTGTGGAATAGTGTTCTTCATATCAACTCGCCATTCATATATTATTCATATAAATATAAAAAAGTTATGCCTAATCAATCCTAATACATAATATTGTGTGTCCAATCCACTTTGATGGAAGATATACCCTCCCTGAGTTTCCCTGCCCTTTAACAACCTTTTCTATTGCCTCATAACCGGTTGTGGAAATTTCATGGGGTTCGTGTTCTTCTCTCTGAATTCTTTTGGAACAGTCCAAACTTCTTCTTAATTGATTCAACCTGCTCATTTAATTTGTCCATTGCCTGTTCCTGGTGCTTATCATAGAATTTACCCCAGGATCCTCCTTCCGGTTTTAGCTCATTAATAATAAAATTCCGTACATCCGGAGCATTGTCAAACCTGAATGAAGTCACCCCTGACTCTGATAAAAACTTGGATTCGTTCTGTATGTCCGAAACTTTCACCGATTTCTCCCACAATTTTGTATATGGATCCCACTTAAATCCTTTCGATTTTAGTTTATCCTTGATACTAAAGGAATTATATACTTGTATCTTTCCGGTATCATATCCCGGTTTGATATGATATTGTGCGGGAATTTCTGACTCTTTCTTATAGGTATGAAGCATTAGTGAATCATGGATATTTGTTGCATAGTTCTGAAACTCTAACCGATTAGCATCCTTCCCCATAGGCGATTCACCTTCTGCAAGTTCTTTCACCCATCCCATAGATATTGGTTTTTTGGCTTCTTTATGAGCATTTGCCTTTGATGGAGTATATTTTTCATATGGTTCCAGATGAGTATTTAATTCATCAACCCAATCCGGATTAACCCCTGAAAATTTATTTTCATTTAAATCATAATAGGGATTAATTCCAAAATGGATATTCCTCGCTTTGTTATTACTGATAGGTTTGCCTTTCAATTTAGCTGAACTAATATTACCAGTGCCAAAAAACTGCAATTCGAGCCCTATCATTGTATGAAACGTTTCATGAGGGATATATACCCGCTCTTTAGATCCATCATTAGATCTCCAATATTTTCCACCTATTTGGACCAGATAATCCTTTACATTAGTAGCTGGAGCCGGTTTCTGATAATGTACCTGATAGGTTCTTTTCCCATTTTCGTTCTTTCCTTCGATTATCTTTGTTTTATATCCTTTATTTTGATAAAATTGTTCATCATCCCATGCTTTCTTTCTATTAGTGAAAATATCTTCAGATAATTCCCATTCAGGTTCTTTTGTCCTGGCCTTAATTGAATCCTCTAACCCATCAGGATTTGTTGCCAGGAACTTTTCAAGATCCTTCTTCATAGCCTTCTTTTTACGTTGTGCAAATTTATCTTTATCGACCTTTATCTTACTCTCAATCTTCTCATCAGTATCTCCCCGCCTCACGTAGATATTGTATAGTTTCTTTCCCTTGATTCCACCGTATTCTGGTTGTGGGAGAAACTCTACTGATTCCGCTCCTTCACTCATTAATTTCTGCCGGATTTCATCCCATTGATCTTTAGTCACACCCTTACTCCGGACCAGCTCATGATGTTTTCCAGCAAATTTCGTGTGTTTGTCTTCGATAATGTAATATGTCCCGCCTTTCGGTCCTTTGTGTAACTGAACGCCTTTTGGTGCCTTCTGACCCGGTTTAATGTATTTCTTGCCTTTTCTGATTATTCCAAGCGAATTGTGGGCTGATATATCCCTGAGACGAAGGAGATCCAAATAGATACCCATACAACAGAAAAAGAGACAAGAATAAATAAACGGGAAATAAAAAATTAGAATAGAGTCGCCTGTGCCTTTGATAACGACCTTGAAGATATCAACCGTTTCTCATCAGGAGTCATCAGCCGAGATATAGACCGGTTCACTAATTGATCTGCCTGCCGGGTAAGAATCTCTTTTCGTTTTACATAAGGGATATCTGCATCGAGAAGGGCATTATCTCCCGCTAGAGTGACGGTTAAGATGTCCAATCCGTGAATAGATGCATCGTTTCTAATATTCTTCCGATGTTCACCCAATGCAATTTTATTATTCATCTTATCCTCATTCATGTAATGATACGTAGGAATTTTTCCTTCTGGGTATTTATCCCGTCGATGATATTCAGTTAAAGCATTTGCATTCTGTTTTTGAAGATCTTTTGAAATATGTCTCTTCTCTGACCATTCTATAGCATGACGCGAAGAAAGAACCAGTTTTCCCTGCTCATACGCAGTAAATACTGATGCAATCAAATCACGTTTTTGGTTAATCCATTCAACTACTTTTGAATCATCTATATGATCTTCATTGACTGCGATGATAATCCGATTAAAGCCCTCATGAGAGAGAAATGTGTAAACCGGCGCATTATACCCCAGAGTGGTATTATCTGACACTCTTGATAAAACCTTATTTGGGATGTTTTTATAATGTATTCCTTCGGTTAATTTCTTCAATACCTTTCGGGCATTGCTCTTATCTATCTTCAGATACTTGTACACATGCACCCAGGAGACATATGCTTCTCCTTCATAGAGTAAGAAAGTTGCATCAAACTCGTTTCCAAATGTCCGGACCTCAAGAGAAATGTTTGGAGTATCAGTTCTCATTCTTATCCTCCCGGTTCTTGAATTCTCTCTCTAATGCATTTTGAAGTAATTCTGACATATTTATGCCATATTTATACGCCTTTTCACGAACAGAAGGGAGAAGAGAAACTCCGTATGTTTGTTTCATCTCACCGGATTTAGGAGGTCTGCCGGTTCTGACCATATATCAAAATAGATTTGATAGATATTATACAGGAAATAAAACTCAATAAGAATCTACAGTAAAATGTATTCTATACACGGATACCGTTTCAAAAACATTTTTTTCTTCAGTTTAAACTCTTTTGTCTCGGTTGAGAATTTTGAGGACTTACTAAACCCCTTTACATCCTCCACGGTCCATATCTGCCTATTTGTCTCCTTATACGCAAAATCTGCCCGGTATGTTATCTCTCGGATCTTCTCTCCGGACCTGGCTACAAACTTCTCCTGCAGGAGAAACGACGGCTGCAAAATGATTTCTCCTATTACTCCTGCCCGCTGCAGAAACAGAAGATCTTTATATCGCTGCGCTTCTTTTTTCGAATCGAAATCAATACCGTCAACGGTTGTCTTAATATTCCTATACTTTGACATTTGCCTTCAGAATATGTTTTAGTTCGTATGCATCCCGAGTTGGATACATATGAGGATTGTTTGATATCGTCTCAATCCATCCGCATTCATAATCTAACTCATCTGCGAGGTGTTTTTGCAGTTGAGCGATTGCATAGGTGTTCATTCCATACGCGGATAGCATATCATTACTTCGAAAAAAGCAGACTAGGTTCACCGAATCATTATGTATACAGACCTGGATAAGATTCATGCAAGGAGGTTCATTTGACTGTGAATCTATTTCAGGATCCCAGAGACACATAACTGCCCGCCGGGTGTTTGGTGAGTCCTCCAACCGTTGTATTACTTGACAAAGTTGATCCAGTCCGGATGTGAACCCGAACCATTTTTTTATTTTTTCCCAGAATCCGGATTGAGGGTATGCCCGGAGTCGGTTCCCATAGGTATACGTCGGGTCTGTTCCATCGTTCCGGAGCGGAGTAATTTTTAAGACTTTTCTGACGTACTCGTTCTGGAATTGTGGACCGAAGAGTGATCCTGGTACAATCTGAGGATTCACTTGAGGATAGTTGATATGAATTGATATTGGTTCTGGATATTGTTTCACAAATTCATTATCTTCAGTGATATCCATCTCCGGCAACGCGTTCAGGAAATGGATCACACGATAGTGAGCTGCAGCGATGGTATCTTCCCGGATACAATACATGAAGAAAAATAGGAGGGAGATAAGATATAGGGGAATTAACCCGTGTTTTGTTTTATGATATCTCCGGTTTCCTGGATCTCATATACAAACAGTTCCGGAGAGCCTTCTTTCATGTCATTTCGTACCCGTGCAATAAACCGATCTCGTTGTTTTTCGGATGTTATCACTTGCCGGTCTCGTTCAATCCAATCATGTGGAGAAATTGAGAAGATAAGAGATCTCATTGTTCTTCATTCATTCCTCCATCTCCTGATAATCGATAGGAAACATTCTGAAAATAATAATCTTTGGTGGAGTGTGCTCTCCATATTGTGTAATCTTTGTTTCTGAAGTGCCTGCATTTATGAGATATATAAGTAAAAAACGAAATAGATAGATTAATGTCACAACTAAAAATCGAAATAGTTTCATCCGAGATGAATACCACTGATCTGGAGGAACTTCTGAATAATCGAGTGATAATGTAACAGCGGTCATAATAACTCCCTCATTGTTCCGAAACGATGTTGATGGCAATTCATTGAAATCCCTCCTTTACAGAATACACTTTTTCACGGCAAAAACATCTATTTCGTTCATCCTCTTCATTTCGCGGGTGTCCAGCAAATTCACAAATCCCTTTTGTAATCCCCAAATATGGATTATTTAGGTGTTTTAAGGCTTCTGTTAAATTTTCACAGAGATATTTTTTGGAATTAGAATTTTCGAGATTTAGTTCCTCCTTAATCGCATTCCAACAATCATACAAAATAATCATAAGGGCATCTACATGTCCGTCTTCATCCGGTCTGACGAGCCATTCCCGATCTGATAGCAGATTGTCAAGATGTTTGTATTGCTCAAAAACTGATTGAAGAGTCATTCCTCTACCTCCTGAATAAACGAATATGCAATAAACCGATGATGACAAAAATCGCACGTTATCCGAGCGGTATTTGGATCAGGATCGCTCTTCTGCAATTTTCGTCCACACCTTGGACATTTTACATAGAAAATAATTCCTGGAATGTATCCTGGGGTTTTTGTTAAATCTAACATAGTTCCTCCGGAGGAATGTACGTAGCCATATTCCCTTTTTTTTCGCTGTTCCATTTGCCCCACCCACACGTTTTTGTCAAATATCGGGTCATTTTAGATCGAGCCTCTTTGTTTGATTTATCGAAAAAATGAGTTTGGATATAGGGATAACTACCGGGATGGTCGCGAACCACATCAGATATACGACCATATGAGATTTTGGATTTATCCCCTCGGATTTCATTTATCTCTTTTAAGACCTGTTGTTTATCGAGATGCCCGAGGTAACTCATGGAGATTTCCTCCGGGCATTGAGCCGGACTTTATTCATTCCGACATTTGTTATCCGGTACTGTTTTCGCCCTTCGGCTGTTCGTTCGGGTTGAATACATCCGGATGACCTGAGAGCGGGTACAATCATTCTGGCAGATGATGATAGCTTATCTGTTAAAAAGGGATATTGCCCGTACTCCTGATAGATATCCGAGAGGACATCAAGAGTTGTTTGACTAAGTCTCATTCCCGGCCTCCGATTAAATGATGATACCCTCGTTCTGATATTGTTAAAAACTCTGCTGCAGTTCGAGATGATACAAAATTCTTATCCTGTAACGTCCTGACTGCAGCCTCAACACTTCGCATTGAATGACACTGGTTGCGATATAGGATTTGATGAACGGTTGATGACGGATTATGCAGCAGATCGACCAAAACCGTTCGTTCAATTTGGTTCATGATCTCTCCTCACAGTAAAACGGTTTTGGAGATGTTTCGACTAACCGATACAATTTTTTAACTTTCTGTTTGCAAACCAGTGAGCGAAGGGTGTTATTCACGGTCCCTTCTTTCATCTTGGTTATTTTTGATATTTCTTTACTCGTCATCTCATGTTTATCAGCCATGACATGCAAAATGAACAGTTCTCCAGGAGTTAGATAGATTTCAGATTTGTTCATACAATTACCACCCTCCGATTAGATTTTAGTGGTTTGTGGTTGTTTGTTCGAATATATGCAGGTAGATACGAATCAGAATAGATTTTGAGAAGTGGATGAGCTGGACCGAATGTTAACTGACACCATTTCGCAATGTCAGAGTTTAGAACGTAGATTTTGTATCTGGTCCGATAATTCAGTCGGTTAAAATACAAATCGTCTTTGCAGTGAAAAGATAGGATAGTTCCCATCTGCGACGGGTTATCGGGTGATATTTGCGACGCGACAAACGGATACGGTCCTACATGTTCCCAGATTAACCGGATAAAATCCTCATGGCGTGGATGAGGTTTAAAGAATTTTTTCATTCATCCACCTCAATTGAGACCCCATCAACCTGGATTTTAGATATCTCTTCAAGAAACCATTCGAGGTTCGGAGATGGACCGGAAGCGGTAAGGTTCATCCGACCACCTTCAGATACCCGTCTCTCGGACGAATGAGTTTCCCACTTTTGTCCTGATAGAGTGATTCAATTCGTTTCTCTATCTCAACATGATCATATTTCCCACGTAAACCTTCGATTACAAGAATTTCTTTAGCCCATCCCGTTTGTGGGTCTGAAATCTCTTTTATTACTCGGAAAATATCATCTATCAAATTTCCCTGTTTCTTTGTGGTTCCTGCAGTCATAGGACCGGAATCAAACATTCCTGTTTCTGGATCATATGCAATTTTTCGCAGACATGCATCAAGGACCGTTCGTGCCCGATGGATATCCTCAAGTTCAACCTTAGATGAAAAGCGGATCCTGGCAGATGCTTCTGCAATTCGGGCAATACTGTTTCCCTGTCGAGGAGTAATCGGTACAGGTTTAGTTCCACTTTTATCTCTGGTCCCACGAATCTTGAGATAATATTTGACTACCTCATCTTCAGCAGGTTTTGACCATTTGATCGGTTGCTGTTTCGCAAGGGCTACATATTTCCGAAATAGTTCCGGTTCAACGTCAGGTTTGAACTTCTCATGTCCGGACCCGGATCGGTTTGCAATAATGTGACGGATAATTCTCTCGTCTTTTTCAAGGTTTACTTCATCCTTGAGAATATAAATCAAATCAAACCGTTGGAGAAATGGACCAGGAAGTTCTATCTGGTCCTTAAGAGGGATAAAATCATCAATCCATCCGTGTTTTGGGTTTGCTGCTGCAATCACTCCACAACGTGTAGGTATAGTGGTATGGATGTTTGATTTATGAATGGTTGCCTGTTGTGACTCTAATGCTTCATACAGCAGAGATAAATCCTTTGTGTCGATTTGATTAATTTCATCAATGATACAAACCCCTTTATCAGCAAGAGCCATAGCCCCCGCTTCAAGGGTATGTGATCCATCATTAAACTCATCCTTTGTCAGAGAGGCTACCAATCCGACACCAGAAGATCCTTTTCCTGATGTGTAAACAGACCTGGGAGAGAAAACCATAACTTTTCTCATAAAATCGGTTTTAGCAATTCCCGGTTCTCCAATCAGGAGGATATGAATACTTCCACGGGTATTAACTCCATTACTGGTTTCGGTGATTAATCCACCGAAAAAAGAATACATGCACGCTTCTTTCACATCTTCAAGTCCATAAACTTCAGGAACGATTGATGATGATAACCGGGCAAAGATGTTTGGATCTGCTGCAAGAGTTCTAATAGTCAGTTCGTCTTCTTCAGAGATTACAATTTCAGAATAATCCTTTTCTGTGATCTCTATCGAATTAACTTCGATATAGTTTTTGTATGTCGTTGAAGTCTTACTTGATGCGGTCTGAAACCGTCTCAGTATTCCATTAATTACTACCCGGTTTCCCGCATAGAGAGAATCAATCAGATCCGCAGTCAGTTCTATCTCTATGCTTTCCGGCTGACTCCCAGGATTTACAAGCTCGTAATACTCCTGCAATAGCGCTTTTTGAGAGTCAATAAATACAGATGCACTTTCTACAAGTTCAATTGATTTTTTTCTACACCCGTCCATTGAACATTCGGACGGAACCTCTTTCATCGAATAGGGTTGTTTTTTAACAGTCCGATGACCACTTGTGCATCGAAACACCCCTTCAACCAATCGCTCTTTTCGTGAAGATGTTCTCCTAATACTGCCTTCAACTGATACAAATGTTCCCACATGGACCGGTCCTCGCAAATCTCTGACGGTTGTTTTTCGTTCTAAGTTTGAAAACCGTATCTTTACGGGTAAAACCTCTCCATTCTTTTTAATGAGTTTATAATGCTGGATCGCAGCATAGATCTCACGAAGTGATTCATCTGGTTCTTTTATTAATAAATCTGCATATTTTATGCCATTTTTTCCAAACTCAACCACTAATGGAACTGGGATAATAAGAGATTTATCAGTCGGATACCGCCGAACAAATCTTCGGATCTCTGATGAAAACTTGTGTTCAAAAAAATCCTTCCAGAACTCCATCGGTTCCAAAATCTCTACTTCCGAGTCAAACAGATCCTGCATCAAACCCCTCCAAGTTCAATCAGATGGTTAATTATTACCGTTTCATCTTCTTTTGTCCATGGAGTTATCATTTCCCCGGTCCGCTGCATATACTGGTTTTTTATACTCGATAGAGTAAACCGGACTTTAAAATCATCATTTGACCGGACTACTTGAGCGTAATGCTGAATTTCAGACGAGGAAAATTGAGAGAATAGGGATTCATAGACCCATTGGATGAATTTATCTTTTTCAGAATTGATAATTCGGGTTTGGGTTCCTACTTTTTCTCCCTGACTCAATAATTCCTTTTCACGCTGGATTGCATCAGATATGTCCTTATCTCTTTGCTGGATGAATTCTGTCCACTTTTCACGTAATTCAATTGGAGGATTATACCGGGCAATGTCATGGTTTATAATATAGATGTATCCCTGTTCGAGAGCAGTTGCCGGAATAATCCCAAAAATGTCACCAAATTCTTTTAACTTCTGCTCGATGTTGACATGAAGATCTAACTTACTTCGATACTTTTTGCGAGGTGCCATTCAATGTACCTCCACTTGATTGATGGATGGATATCCGGATGGGTATCCATTAATCAGATACCTAGTACCTAAGATCTTAGTTTCTAAGACTAAGAAAGAAAGAAAGAAAGAAAGAAAGAGGATCAATTTTTCACCTCCTTGGTCATTTGTTCCAGAATAACTTTCGAGAAGGATATCGCATCAGATAACAAAATCCCTTTCTGCTCATCGGTTAATTTGTTTTGATGAGCGTATGTTGCAAGAATGGCCCCTGCGATTGGTGATATATCAATGTTGACAACAGTGTTTTTAGATGAGAATTGCTTCTTCCCTATCGTTTCAAGTTTTTTCGTTTTCCCCTGCTGCGAATAGGTTACCGAAACATTATCCCCTACTTTGAACTGTTTCATCTGTTCAACAGCATCAAGAGAAAAGGCATTAAATGAACACCTATTGGTTTTCTTCTCTTCTCCAGGAGGAGTATAGGAATACTCATAGGTAAGCTCAAGAGGAGCAAAACAGATAGATACAATTTTCCCGCCCCCTTTCTTTGGTTCTTTTGGTTTTGGGGTGTGTACAATTGATACGAGATAATCCCCAGATACAACTGCTTTAACATCATACCCTACTTTAATCTCATTCACATCAACGCCATTGATGTGATATATTTCACCGCCTATTTTGATCGCCGATTCTACCAGTAAACTGACTTCTCCAGAAATTTCCTTCTCTGGTTCTTTTGGACCATCTATCTTCGATATTGTTTCAATCTCATTGCCAGGAGGAAATTTCAGGCTGATTAGTTTCCCTCCCTGTGTGATCGCTTCAATTGGAACATTTCCTTTCTGTATCCCATCATCTATTTCAGCACCATCAACTGAATATTCCTGCACCTGGTCTTTGTCAACCCCGGTGAGAAAAAATAGGGTTGCAGATTTGCTATCAAGAGAAACGACACGAACATTATCAGTTATCGCTGCCGAGGTCATTTACAATCCCTCTGTGGTCTCATCAATTGAAATCTCAAAGTCCCGTAAAGATTCGGCAAAATTGTAGGATTTATTGTAGATAATTCATCAATTGTGCAGTTTTTTGTGTCTGCATTTGAGAATCTCATAACCCCGGATTTTCCGATCCCTGTATCACCAACATTGAGGATATGAATTCTATCATTTCGTTCTCGATAGAATTTTAAAATTCTTTCACGAATTGGTTCAAACTGCTCCGGAGTCATTCAGACCACCGCCAGAGTTTGCTGCGATTTTGAAATCAAATATGAATAGTCAAAACTACCTTTCTTCTGTCTGAAATGGTATACATTATCAAGATGACCTGCAGAAAATACTCCCTGGTATCTGTTAGTTTCAATTTTCCATTTCCCATCATGGAAAAAAACCGACCCGATAGAGTATCCCCCATCAATAGGATATACAGGAAGAGGTTCTTTCAGATCAATATTTTTAAGAAACCCTATTGGAATGAAAAACCGGTCTTCTCCAAAGGAGAGAACCAGATCTGACAAAAGATTTGGGATGTGATACTGGAATTCTCCCTTCATACCGGCACCACCTGACCCATGATAACATTAGTATCTCCGGAGAATAACCCCAAAACACATGACTTTTTAAACATATAGGTCATTTTATGACCAAATTTGTCAACCTTCACATTCAGTCTCTTTCCGGTCAGTGTAGCGGATCCGATTATCTCACCGTAACAATATACTGGAGATGGTTTTGCTCTGAACTTCATATCTAAAAGACCGTCAAACGGAATCAGGTATTTCCGGTCTATAAATAGAGAATGCCCGAAATTCTCAAGTTTTGGACGTGAGAGATTCATACCCGCACCTCCAGCCCGGCCTCATGGAGTGAGGCTATTATGGCAGACTCTACGGCCTCGTATGATACATTGGCAAACTGTTTCATCCCAGATACGATGAGGGTGTGAAGTTCGTCCGGAGTAACCGGTGAGATCCCCCGAATCCGGTCCTCATTCCCAGGTCTGCAAATCTGTTCATTTGTCCGAAGGGTTTTCCCATCTGAAAACCCATTGTATTCTACCCGGTCCTGAGTACCTTTCTTGGCAGTTGGGGACATCATGGTCCGGGGATGTTTTGCGGTTGTCATTCTCTGTGACTCTCCTATGTTGTATACACAACATGGTGAGATTCAGTTATATTTAATGATTTATATTTGATGTTGTAAATGTAACATATTTATTTAAAATTTATATATCTTTAAATAGTTATCATTCAGATTTTTATGTATGGGGCGTCTGAATCAAAAAATGCCGAGCAAACCATCAAAACAATCTCTTAATATAGGCATTTCAGAAAAAGAACGGGCAGAAATAGAAGAAATAATACTTGATATTAATGATCCAAAATATACATTAACATCTTTCATTCGTGAGGCCGTGATAGAAAAAATTGACAGAGTTAGACAACTACAATGTCCAAAATGTCGTAAATTAAATGATCGATTTGCCCGATATTGTGATCAATGTGGAGAGCCTTTATCAGATGAAAAACAAAAAATAAGGAAAGAATTAGACGCGCTTGTCAAGGAACACCCGGAAATACTTTTAAAAGTTCTTGAAGATTTAAAAGAATAATTAATCTTTTTTATTTATTTCATTCAAAAATTGTTTGATCGTCCCGTCCGGCAACTTTTTTGATTTTTCATACATGCTGATATCTTCATCATCAAACTCGCGTGTAACAGGAGATACAGACAACATAGATCTGAATTGATTTTTCGTTGTATTATAAGGATATGTCCGTGGGGTGAAAGTAACATTTTTATAATTGACAAAACTATGTTGTAATAACAACATGTCGCAGAGAAATCCGCGAATGAGTCTTGTGATCCCTGATGAAATCCGGGTTCTTTACAAAACATATTGTAAAACTCAGAATAAAGGGGTGATGAGAAAAAGAATCATCCGGTTCATTGTCCTGGATGTTCTTGCTCATTCACTTGGGATTGATTCTCTTGATCTTATTGAGTCCAACATCAAACGGTCAAAGAATCAATAATACTCTGCTCCAGTTGGTAAAAAATGTGGCATCAAAATTACCAGTATGCCTAAACAATCGAAGGGATCAACATGGCAGCAGTTAAGAAAACCGGAGAGGTGGAAGTCCTCCCAAGAAACCAGAATCGCATTGAGATCTTTATCCTCGGCACTACTTCCCTCATCACCCATGCATGGAGTGAGAAGGCAAAGAAGATGATGAGAGATAAGCAGATGGGGAAAGCAGTACCAAAGAAACAGCCAAAGGATCCGGAAGAAGATTTCAAGTCCGCTATGTATCTAACAACCGATGGAGTCTGCGGGTATCCTGCATCCGGCCTGAAAGCAGCAATCGTTACAGCTGCAAGACTCACCGGAGGTATCCCAATGACAAAACTGAAAGTCGCCATCTTTGTTGAAGCTGATGACCCGTTCACCGGCCTGGTGAAAATCTACGGGAAACATGATCCTATCATGAGAGAGGATATGGTCCGACTGGAAACCGGAGTGGCAGATATAAGATACCGGCCCGAATTCCGGGAATGGCTCATGAAAATTCGTGTCACCTTCAACGCCAACATTCTCACAGAAGAGCAGGTTGTGAATCTTATAGATTCAGCCGGAGATGGTGGCATCGGAGAATGGAGAGCCTCTGCACCAAACAGCTATAGCGGTGATTTCGGACGGTTCCGTATCAGAACGAATGAAGATATCAAAGTGTTCAAACCCGTTACACCAAAGGTATGAGCATGGCAAAGAAACAATCTACACAACCGATTGAGGAGATCGTCCCTCATATCCAACACCATTGGGCGAATCCACTATACGATAAACTGATGGATGCAAATGAAGCTGCAACACATCTTGAGAACGTCCGGGAAAAGAAAGGGGTGCTGAATCAATATACTCTCCTTTCCGATTCACGTCCTGAAGATTCACCATTTCATCATTTCTTTGAATGGTGTGAAGAGGTTGCAGCTGAAAAATGGCGGTTACATCAGGCATTGAACATTATTAATGCTCATCGGACGGTCCGAGTAGATGTCACGGAAATATCCGGAGAAGTAAAAACCATTGAATCCTCCGCTCAACCCGTTGAAGATAATTCTGTGAAAACCTATCATCGTTGCGACGTGAAAATAAAAGAACCCGATGGTAAGATACACTTTTCATCCGATTACCGGACATATAACAATGTGGTGATGGATAAAGTCGTCTTATCCCAGGTCAGGGATGATGCATTCGGACGGATGATGAACTTCCAGAGGACATTTGCTACGCTCTCGAATGATGATATCATCGGCCCGGTCATTGAAGCTATGAATCTTGCTTTCCAGAAAGAGAAAGCAGCAAAGCAACAGGAGAAAGAGAATAAATCTCAAAAGGTTTCTCCTGGAATGGCATCCGCTTAAATCCATCCAAATTTTTACATTAGTCGTGGCAGCAGATGAAAGGAATGGACGAGAGAGGAATGGATCGCCTCGGAACGGCAGCAGGGGAGAGTTGCGGAGCGTTCAGGACGGGAATGCATTGGAAATGACTGGCAGTAATGGAGTGTAGGGGGAAGTTGAGGAATGGAGAGAAGGGGTATGGCAGATTCGGATTGCAGACCATTGGTGAGTTGTGGCGTGGCAGTCGGGGATTGGAACAGTCCGGATGGGATTGGATTGCATGGTAATGGCAGTAGAGGCGCGAAGTGGATTGGAAAGGACCGGATGGGATTGGGTTGGCAGTAAAGGACGGGATTGGAAAGGACCGGATGGGATTGGAAAGGAATGGCAGCAATGGATAGGAGGTGAGGATTAACTAAAAAACAATTAAAAATTCCTTTTAGGATATTACATCCCGAATTTGCATACATTTGTCATCATAGAGAATAGGACTACCCCCCTATTCTCTCACGTTAATTCCAGTTTATTCTCATTCAAACCAAACTACCATGAGCGAATGCCAGACTCACAATACTGCAAACACGCTGGTCCTGACGGTAAGATGTGCTTTGATCTTGTCTGGAACCGCGAAGTTCCCGGATTCTGGTTTTGTGCCAAACGAGACGAAATTCAACCGTTATATCATTGGATGGACTGCCCGAAGACAAATGACCCAAAGAAGTGGATACGATGAGCAAAAAGAAAGACCGAAACCTATATCGAAGTGCAACCTGCAAGAGGACAAAAGATGGAGTCTGGATCTGCAAAAGCAGTAAACCGGACATTGAAGGAGCCGAAGAGGAAACCTATGAACGTGCAATAGAATCGTTTAAACATGAACTGACCAATTATTTCGTAAAGGAATGGAACTATTCCGGTGAGATAGTCCTATACGAACAGCGCAACCAGGCAAAAGATGGAATAATTGATACCGTTACAGAAGATGCAATCATATTATCCGTAGAACCTGAAGACCTGGTAATCAAACTGACGTATCAGATCATATCGAATGTAAACCGGTCCCTGACCGAATTTGAATCCCAGGAGGCAGAAGCATGAAATCGAGTGGTGTGAAATATTGCCAGGCCATCAAATGCTCTGACCTCAGAAAGGAGGAGTGGCCTCCTGGTTCAGGGAGGTTCAGGAAAGTATTTACTCTGGCCGGGAACAGAATCCCTGGAAACATTGTGTGCCCAAAAAAAAGGGTTTAGGTTCGGACTGAAAATCCGGTAATGATATCGTCGCTCACTACGCGAACAGATCCCTCCCGGATTTGTTTGCCAATCTTCCATTTGTATCTGGTATGTGGTTTAATCGCTTTAAGCAAAGATTTTGCGCCTTTTTTTGTTGAAAAAATTTCAAAATAATACACATCGAATTCACCTACATCAAGGTAAACGTACCAGCTCATGAGCTCACCTCATATGCTGAGCATATACGCATGTACTTATAGTTCCTTAAATCATTCATAAATGTGAACATATGCTGACTCCATGTGTTCATAGCCCTGACAGATGCGGCCTGCCAGGACATACAGTATTTTAATGAAATTTTCTTATCTTTTTCTATTTGTAAAATATTTGCATGGCATTTTTTAATCATGTGCAAATGACAAATTCATTCATCAGGTTTGAAGATTCAATTCTATTGTAAAATCCTCCAAAACGACCTATTTTGAATAATATCTAGATACTACGATAGAATTATGTAATCAACTATATATCATAAGCGCCGGGATATTCCCGTAGTATGTTCCGGGAAAGATACTTCAGAAAAAAACTCTTTTTGATAATAACAATGGTGCGGAGAGGAAAAGAGCGATTTGAGGTCAGACTTTCGCACGCCACCCTTTCCAAAATAGATGAGATGATCGAAACCGGACAATACGCTTCCCGGTCCGATTTTATCAATCAGGCAATTTATGAGAAGATAGGGGAAGAAAGATGCATGAAAACCATCAAAGATATTCTCATTGATCTCATCCGGACGGATCCGGAAATCCGGGATGAGATAACGAAGATCTGATCTTCTCCTGTCTCCGTATTATTTCTTCGCGTTCCATTTCCAATTGAGATAATTCAAATTCCTTCCATGCACGAGTGTTTCGTACATTCGTATTCAGTGTAGTGTATCGTTCTTCAGCTTCAGGAGTCAGAGCCTTCCCACATGCCCCACAATACCTATCAGTCGGAGCATTCACACGATGACAGACGATACACACCCGGCCTTCAAGCACTTGAGGTTTCAGATCCTCCCCGACTTCAAATCCGGCCTGTCTGCGGAGAGCTTTGATCTGTTCATCCGGATTGATGTGAATATAGGTTTGAAGCATTGCCGTAGACTGATTTCCCCAGACCGTTTCTTTCAAAATGTTCTCATTCAAACCCTGTGTTGCCAGGTCAGTGATCCTGGTCGCTCTGAGCAGGTGAGTGTGAACCTTCTTCTCAAGATTCGCTATTTTTGCAGCACGAAGAAAGACCTTCTGGACCGCAGGATACGTCATCATCTCCCCTTTGTTCTGCTGAAACGTGATAAAAACATAATTATCTCCTTCAGGCACCCCAGGGTAATCTATCTTCCAGACATTAAGATACCGGAAGGCTATATGAGGAGTAATAATATTGATACGGATTTTTTGATTCTTCCTTCCATATATCCGGACCCATGCCCCATACTGCGGATCATCCACATAGATATCTTGCCATTTAAGTCGGCACAGCTCCGCTATCCTGGTCCCTAGTTCATACTGCATGGCAATTAGAGCACGGTCCCGGCTGTTCCTGGTCGCTTCAATAAGTGCCTTGAGATCATCAGGGGTAAGCATCTCCTCCGCTCGTTTTGTGATGTTTTGTATCGGAGGAGACTTGATAGGTCTGATATGATCTACAGCCAGATAGGTATTATATCCTTCTTTCACGAGCCAGAGGAGAAACGGTTTTAGAATATTGACATACAGATGTTTCGTATTCTGAGCGTAAAAATTCCCTTTCGTGTTCTTTTCGGTAGAAAGACGCCGGATAGCCCCCATAAGATCCCCGTTCCGGACATCTGAAAACGGTTTCCCTAAAAGCCGTCTCCAGACCAGGAGAGTAATACATATTTTCTGTCCCCTCATATTACTAATCTGATCCACCGCGAGTTTCATTTCGATGTATTCAATAATCAGATCCCGGTCCACCGGAGACAAGTTTTCTGCTGCTTCTGCTTTGTCCAGGAGCTTCAGATCGTATGGACATGCTTCTATAGCATGGAAAAAACGTTCCCCCATGAATATGATCATGGGTGAGAGGAACCTTAACTCTTTTTCTTAGGTTCTTGGGAGGAACTTGGTAAAATTTGGTCAGGTTCCTACAGATGATTTATTCATCCGTGTCGCCTGAGCCCAACCGAGGATGTTCTCTCCTGACGCGTAATTCGCATCCAGATACGACTGTATCGCCGCTTCTGATTCATACACTGCAGGCAGAACCCAGTTGATCCGGGCTGACTCATACGACCACTGGGTATACTCATTGCCCATGTCGTCTTCAACCGTTGCACTGGTTATATCCCAGTTCACTAAAATGTCAAGTTTACCGTTTTTTAATGTGCCAAAATCGGGAACAATGTTTGTTGGTTGTATATTACTTTGTGTCATAATGATCTCCTCACAACATCCTCAAGCGGGTTGTGAATACCGAGATGTTCAGCATGCAATGCAATAAGAGAAATCAGCCCCTCTTCCATTAGGATCAACTTCATAAGCAGATGATATGAATCACAGTGCTTCAACCATCCAATATAAGACATAATAGATGAGATGGCGGATTCTGGAGACATCTGATGAATTAATTTTAATCGTGTTTTTAATCTTCGAGCGGATGATTTACGAAGTAAAGTATAATTCCTGTAATGACGATACCCTAAAAAATCTATGCCGCATTTGTCAACGGGAAAGATTGATGTTTTTGGATTGAGGTGTAATCCTATTGATGAGAAATATTCGCGGATTTCTACCATCAATAATTTCAACTGTTCTCTATCTGAATGCAATATTACCCCATCATCACAGTAACGAAGATAATATTTCATCCCTTTCGTTTCTTTGATCCAGTGATCAAACTCATTTAGATAGATGTTCCCAAAATATTGAGACAGATAATTTCCGATTGGAACGCCATGAATACTTCTAACAATCTCTTCAATTAACCACAATGTGTCAAGACACTTGATTTTCTTCTTGATGAGTGACATCAATACGTCGTGATTCATAGATGGATAGAACTTTGAAACATCAAACTTCAGACAATACTGCGTGCCGGGAACATCTTTCATGAATTTACGGAGTCGGTATGAACCGGCATGTAATCCCTTTCCGGGGATTGCCGAGTACAGATCGTAGATGAATATATTGTCCCATATAGGCTGAATCACCTGCATAATCGCATGATGAACAATTCGGTCAGGATAATAAGGTAATTTATAGATAGTTCGTTTCTTCGGCTCAAAAACCTCTTTCAGTTCATATGATGACGTATGATAAGTTTTATTCAGTAAAGCCTCCTGAATCTGTTGAATATAATATTTAGGATCACTATCCACCATCTGCACTTCCTGATAGTACGTTTTGCCTTTTCGTGCATTCTGATGAGCAAGCAGTAAATTTTCAGTAGAGGTTATCTGACAAAAGAGATTTCCGAACCGTTTCATGATTCAGCCCTGCCATTCCGGGAGAATTTTCCAAACTGTACTAACACTCCCGGATGGGTTGCTTTGTATTTGACCAGATCTCTCTGATTCTGGTTTGGTTGTTGTTCAGGACTTCTCAAGTGAGTCTTGAGCTCGACGTGCCTGCCAATATTCGCATTGACATTCGAAGGGCTGTTATTCGAATTCCGATACCTGACCCCTGCTTTCAGGCCATTATTCCAATTACCCCTGGCTAGCAGAACACCTGCACAACCAAGCCAAAATTTATTGAATTCCCATCCGTAATTAAGTGAATGCATAATACTTTCCAAAGTCTCGAATTACAGTGTAAAAAGGAATTTTTTCTGCATACTTTTTAATCTGATCCATTAGCACTCCAGAACCGGTGAAAACCACATGGCGAACAGAACCCAATTCAAACTGAATGGTTAAGTAATTCTCGTCTTTGAACTTGGATCTGAGAATCGCGTAATTTAATATCAAGATTTCTTGATTCAGCGCATCTTTTAATTTAATCTTCTCGCCATCAAGTTTGGATTCGCCTTTTGCAAAATCAGAAAATTTAGGATATTCTGTCATTTTAATCTATAAACTCGACGCGCCCGCCAATATGCGCATGGACATTCGAAGGGCCGTAATTCGAAAGCCGAAACCCGACCCCCGCCTCCAGGCCATCAGCCCAACCACCCCCGGCCAGCAGAACACCCGTCTGGCTGATGCCAGACTGATGCGAATAAAAG